TATGGCGTTCGTTTTGGATGTCTCAAACTGGGACAAGGGCGCCTGGCGAAAGACCCTATGTTTGATATACATTTGCAGAATTTTGAAAGACTAAAAGTGCCGTGGGATTTATATTGGTTTTGTGACTATCGTTATTCCGGAGCCGATAATGTTAAGAATCTAATCGCAAAAGCGGCCGGCAATTATGGCCGTAAACATCCCGTTTGTGACTTGGAGTTCTATGATGGTTTTGGCCCGAGACCTGACGGATTGCATATGCGCCGGTTTGCATTGGATTTCTTCCAGGAATTAAAGGCCCAAACAGCCCTGCTTTGCATGTTCTATACCAATCGGGATATGATCAACCAGATTTTGGTAGGAACGAACCATAATGGTAATGCACTGCCAATTAGCCCTGAGGATAGAGCAAAGTTCCTACGGCATGATCTGTGGCTAGCAACTCACAGCATGTTTGGCAACCCTAACCCATGGCCTAAATACAAACTGAACCAATATGAATTGGATTTAACTGTTGGATGGTCTAACAGTACTGTTGATTTAAATGATTTCAATGGAACTGAAGAAGAATTCGCTGTGTGGTCAAGTACAATCCCAGTTCCTCCAATTCCCAAACCATTGACTCTAGAAGAGCGAGTATCAGCTTTGGAAAAACGCTGCTTATAAAGTAGGTTGAATTTTTGAATTAATAAAAGTAGGAGGTAATATGGTATGACAAAACTTATTGGCACACTTGGAAATAAGAATATAGAGACTATCTTGCTAAAGGCAGGAAATATGCCTGGTCTGGCCAAACATCTAGCGAAAAAACTAGGAGGTGATCCACACTTCTTTACAAAATGTATGGAAGATGAGACCATTGCTGGTTATGATGAGGATCAGAAGTCTGGTATATGCGCAAAGGCTCATAAGATAGTAACAGGCATATGGCCAGGAGAGCATGGTGGCGAGAATCCCAATGGTCCTGAAAAGAAGCAGATAAGATGGAAGCTTGTACCAAAGAAGAAATAACACAAGTTTAGTTATTGAGGAGTTATTGTGCTACAACTCTCTGAGGTTAAAATTGTCCGAAAGGAAAAAGGCACTGTTGGGGGTAATACTTTCCACGTAATTTTGCCTGGAAAGATTAAGAGCCAGCCTATCTGTCTGCGTCAGATCCATAAAGTGCCAGGATATTATTGTACACGAACTGCGGGTATGGGAACTGACCATGTAGGTTCAGGAGCCTGTAGAAAGCATGGAGGGTGCAATAATATCACAGCTGCCACAAAAATAACCACTGGCAGGAATGCTGTATCTACCAGAAACCGATTAGCTGCCGATGTAGATATTTATCTGAATATGGATAGAGATAAACTCCTGGATTTGACCAGTGAGTTTGCATTGCTTAGAGCGGTGCTGGATGAGTATATGGCACAGTTTCCCACTCCACAGGAAGACCATTATTATCCTGCAATAGATAGGTTACAGTCTGTGATAGGTACACTGGGTACTCTGGTAGACAAAATGAGTAAAATCTCTAATCGCAGTGTTTTGACTACAGCGCAAGTCCTTTACCTAAGAGCTACAATAGTAGATATCTTTATGCGATACATAGATGACCCATCTATGAGAGAACGTGCAGTAAAGGAGCTCGCTATCAGAATAGGGGGAGATATTTCTGTAGAATTAATGCCATCAGAGATATCCAGATCAGGAGCGATAATAGATGCCTAGAGTTGTGACTATTAAGCAGACTGATGTTAAAGTCCTAATGCCTTTAGTAGTCACTATGCTCAAGGGAGGTCCAGGTTCAGGATTTCATGGTCATGCTGGTAGACCTGGTGAGGTAGGTGGGAGTCTTTCTGAGGGAGGAATGGCTCCCAATGATATCTATGAGTTTCAGAAAAAGATTAATATAGCAACCTATGATAAGACATTACATATTCATAATGGGGATACTCTCTCTGATGTTATGATGAGTGCACCTTATGACACCCGGGAGGAGTTTGCCAAGAAGTTTGTTGATGAGCATCCTGTTCCTAGGGCCAATAAGAATGCTAAACAGTGGGATGCAGAGTATTTCCTATATGGTATTCGAGAGACACTCAGAGAATATGGTGGAAATCCGAGTGCTATTGATGGAAAAGATTTGGAGCGTCATACTGGTCTCAATGGGCGAGATCTGGACTTCTCATACAGCAGAAATATGAGAGAATGGATTAGTGCGGAGCATACTCATGGTTTATATCAGTTTAGAGTTAATAGTTCTAGAGGTTATAGATTTGATAGAGATAATGGAATAATCTCTGTTGCCGAGACATTGAACAAGGCAATGCGAGAGTTTGGCTTCCGAAAGCCAGAGAAATTATATGATTATCTCATGACTTTGAATAAAGAGAGGAAACCAATAATTGTCACTAAAGATTCTCATTCCGATACTGCTATGATAGCATTTGACTGCACCAATGATAAACAATTATCAGATATTCAGTCTGAGATAAAAGGTGATTCTGTAAAAGATTTGCATATTACGTTGTTATATTTAGGAGAGATAATAGGTAAAGAGGTAAGGCAGGAGATAAAAGAGGATATTATAGATACGCTGCGGAGTTTTTCCTCTAAACATGCTCCAATAACTGGGAAGTTCAATGGTTATGCCATATTTAATGAGCCAAATGATAACAATAAATTGCCAATAGTATTGTTATATGATAGTCCTGGTTTGCCAGGATTTAGGGAGGCACTCAATCAGTTATTTCCATTTTCAGAGAAAGATCATGGCTTTATGCCTCATATGACCTTGGCATATATATCAGATACGCAATCGGTAGACTCAGAGAAGATCAATAAGACATTTGATAAGATATGTCTATATTGGAGTGGTGAGAAGATAGAGTTTCCATTATCAGGGACACTGGCATATAAAAGTAAGAAACCTATTGTTATTCTCAAGGGAGGAGTTGGTAGCGGAAATTTCCAACATCATGGCAGACCTGGTAAAGTTGGAGGCTCAGCACCAATAGGAACTGCTTGGCATAATTATAATGAGCCAGGTTATACTAAAGTTTATCATGGTGCTCCATTATCAGTACTTGATGATATATCAAAAGAGGGATTGAAACGTAGTGGTATAGAATGGATGGGCAGAAAATCATCTATTTATTTCGTAAAGAATGAAGAATATGCAATATACTGGATGAGATATAAAATTGGCAGTTTGATTGACTATATGCCAGTTAATAAGAAATATAAAACTTATTTTGCTATTGTGGAATTTGTAATTCCTGATGAATTAGATAAAGATGTTAAATTTGATAATTGGGCAGCAGAAGATTTTACTTGGACTCACTCTTTTAGAATAGAGAAAGATATTCCAGCGAGATATATCCAAAATATAAAATTATATAAAATTGTTACTGTTGGGTTAGGAACACAAAATCATTTTGTTGGGAATTATAGTAGAGAAGACATAATAAATATGCATGGAAATATTCTTGAAGAACTGAAATCTTCTGAAATTTGTTACACTGTAATAATGATTATTGGGGATAATGAGCCAATTGTTGTGAAAGCCAAAAATCCACCGACTGTAACAGCCTCCAGGAAGCTCCAGGTTGAGTTTGGAGAGGTTTTAGGTAGCAAGTTACCCATTGTGGTCAAGGGAGGTAAAGGGAGTGGATTTCATGGTCACTCAGGTAGACCTGGTGAGGTAGGAGGGAGCCAATCAGAAGGAAATGGCAAAGTTGTTTCGGATGGAACTGGAAATAAAACAGACCTTGGAACATTGGGAGTATCGGTTAATAGCAGTAGAGAAGAATTAGAGGTAGCAGGTTTTATAGCAGTTTACCGTGGAGGAGGAAAGAGAGGAATGACAGCTTTTCGCACCAATCCAGGATTGTTGGGCGATGAGGTTTATTTCTATACTGATCCAATAGCTGCACGCTCCTATGCTACAAGAGGTGGTGGAATAGCTACAGCATATGTGCACCCATTCTATTCCGAATTTTCTAATGTACCGGGACGTGAATATCAATTAGTAACCTCACATAGTTTAGGGGCAATAATAAGGAGAGGAGTAGTGTGGGAAGGCGATAACATTTCCGGAGATAAATGGCGACAGATGAGTGATGATGCTCTAAATCAAATATGGGAAGGTTATAAGCATACTAAAAGCATAGTTATAACCAAAGGGGGAAAAGGATCAGGATTTCATGGACATCCTGGTGGGCATATTGAGGGAGGTAAACTGAAAAGAGGAGGCTCTAGATCAAATGGCGCAGCTTTTATTGGTGCTAAACCGATGAGTTATTATACTGACATTGTAAAAAAGGCTCCATGGCATACGCATGAGGCAATATATGGGAATCCTCCATGGAAGTCCAGAGATATAAGATCTGTTGTAGGAGAAAATGATCCCGATCTTGGCTTATTAATGGGAATAGAAAATGAAATACGAAATGTACCTAGAAATTATAAAATGTCATTTGAGGAATATCAAAAAGAAGTAGAAGATGAATTACGCAAACAGCTAGCAGATTGTGATGTCTATATGCGAATGACCCCAGAAAATCTTGAAGAGGCATTAAGAGAAGGAACTCTTGAAAATACCTTTACCTCTAAGAAAACTGGAGCAGAATATAGAGCAAATAAAATGTCATATAAGAAATATCTAGAAGAGAGAATAAATGGTGAGTCTACCACACTAGGAGTGCCAAAAGATACATCTGGAGAGGATCGTCCTATTTATGGATATTGGTCTAAGACTGGTGGTATTAATAAACATATGGATACATGGCTGGACCAATATGGTAGTATAGCTATACAATTTAATAAATCTAAAATCGCTGATTCAGTAACATTCACCAATACTGATTCTTTAGATATGTTAGGTCGTGTGAGATCTTCAGATTGGAGAAATCCCAGTATAACATCAACGTGGGGATTGACTAATGGAACATATATGACTGACAAAATAAAAGAAGGTCCAGAAGGTGATACATTCTGGGAAGCACAGATATATAACCATAGTGTTTCAAATATTCGGATGGTAACAAGTCGTAAGCCATTTTCTGCTTCTCTAATAAAGTTATTAGATGAGAAAGGGATACCATGGGAAATCGTGCAATAGCAAAGAATGAGAATTTCATTCTTTATGCAATAAATGATGAAAATGGATATGTAAAAGATATATCTAATGGGAAGATATATGAAACTCATACAATTACATCCATTTTATCTAAAGGAATTTGGGAGTTATTGACAGACAAAAAACAGGCAAAACCAAAGTCTCTCAAAACCAGAGTAAACCTCTCTGATACCTCTAAATAGACATAATATCTGTTAAGGACAATAAGATGGCAGGAGAATTATATACCATTCAGGATCTCGTCAGATCTATCTCGGTACATATCAACACGGATAGTAAGTTCAGACATTTCCAGAGAATGTATAGAAATGATCGGATAGCATTCATATATGATATCATGCCAGATCTAGGAAAGACTATCACGGATTATCAGATAGAGATATTAGGATATTTCGACAGTGGAGCCAGCAGAGTAGCAGTAAGAAGTCCTCATGGGGCAGGCAAGACTACGTTAGCATCAGTTATGGTACATCACTCTGTTCTCACAGCAGAGGAGGACTGTAAAGTCCCAACTACAGCATCTGCCTGGAGACAACTAGAGAAATATCTTTGGCCAGAGGTTAGAAAGAGTGCACGATTGTTAGACTGGAATAAGATAGGCAGAGAGCCATATGATAATAGATCCGAGTTCTTAAAACTATCAATAAGACTTAGGGAAGGCACAATAGAGGCATTTGCATTATCCTCTGATGATCACCAGACCATTGAGGGGGCACATGCAACGAGGTTAGTCTATATATTCGATGAGGCTAAAGCAATACCAAGAGATACCTGGGATGCTGCTGAGGGAGCATTCGCTAATGCAAACATCTTGTTGCCAGCAGATGTTTCCCAGAGCATCCTTAATATAGATAATTACCCTGAGGATCTAATAGTACCAGAGATAATCGAGCCAAAACTAATAGAAACTAATTTGAGAATTCCAGGAATAGCAGCATATGAGGTAGGGAAAGAGAGAAAGAGTAATAAGATAAGTAGGATAGTAGATAATAAGAATGCTCCTAGTGTAAGAGAATTGGGTATGTTACAGGGAAATAGACTTAGTGTAGATAATGTTATTATTAATGTATTAGATAAAGGAATAGAGAATTCACAATTAGGAGATAATGGTTCAACCAATTCGTCCAATAGAGGATTAGTGTCACCACCATCTGTGCCTGCCTCGCAACCCATAGATCGACAGAACCAACAGAATTCCGCAGTGATGAGCGATTTTCCAGGAAAGTTTCTAACTCCTACTAAGCAAATTAGATGGTCTGATCATCGCTACACTAAAGCAGAGAAAGTCAAGACCAATCTAGCATATATGCAACAAGTAGTTACTTACGAAGCTATTGCGTTAGCTATTAGTACTCCAGGAAATCCCAGTGGACAGTTCTATGATATTATGTCTAAACATAAAGGATATGAGCATTGGAAGACTAAGCACATAACATTAGATGAGGCAATCAATGCACATAGGATTAGTCCATCATGGGCAGAGCAGATGAGGAGACAGTGGGGAGAGTACTCATCTCAGTATCAGAATAGAGTATTAGGTAACTTCGCAGAAGAGAGTGAAGAGACTGTTATTCCTCTCACATGGATAGAGTTAGCTGTGGATAGATGGTATGTCTGGCACAAGTCTGGTCACAGAGAAGTGTCTGGAACTCGCACGCTTGGAGTAGATGTTGCTCGGCTTGGGACGGACAAAACGGTCATCGCCGCGAGGTCTGCGTCGGTCGTGGAAAATATCTACTCATTTGCAAAACTCCGAACCACCGAGACCTCTGGCAGAGTAAAAGCTCTGTGCTCCAATAGGAAAATCAAGATAGAGATGGATGGTGGTCTAGGTGCAGCTGTATATGATATGCTACGAGAGTTCGATGACATAAAGTCCAATCTCTGTCCTATCACTGTATCTGCCAAGACTGCTCACAGAGATAAGTCCGGACAATTAGGTTTTATCAATGTTAGGTCTGCTATGTGGTGGAATATGCGTGAGCTACTGGATCCAGAGAATGGTATTGACGTATGTCTGCCCGATGTAGACGAGCTAATAGGAGATCTAAGTGCTCCAAAGTGGGAGATGCTGAAAGACGCAGTTATAAAACTAGAATCGAAAAAAGAGATCATTGCAAGACTTGGAAGATCTACGGACTATGGAGATGCTGTCTGCTTAGCATTCTGGGATACATCTCGTGGAGGAGGAGTAGTGTTCTGAATAAGAATTGGGAGATCATGATACGAATAGTTACCATAGTCATTATTGTATTAGTGTTACTATTCATATTTGTGACCAGATATTGTATTCCTCTATGACAAGTTTAGTATTGCAGGAGAATGAAATATAATGAATACTACACTAATTATCTTTTACATACTATTAGTCATTTTGTGGTTGACCTTGATACTCATGGCAATACTCAACCAACATCTGTCAAGATGGTTTTGTGACCATTTAGGTTGGCATCTTCCACCAATAAGTCAAGGATTTGATGGAGCCAGTCTCTATGGTACATGTCCCAGATGTAAGGAGAGAATTCTGCAAGATGGTCAAGGGAACTGGTTCTAGTATTCACAAAGAGTATGGAGAGATAATAATACGAGGATTCCTTGCTGGCATCACAATTGGTTCGATAATCACTATTATATGCCAGGCAACATTCTTGTTATTTTTGATATTATCATCTATATAAAAGGCAAGTTTAGTATAATAAGAGAGTTATCGTGAACAATAGTACATATGGCAGCAATGTATGTCACAGACTTTGTCCCAGATGTCTTAATCGTATTGATGAGCATCCAGCTTTGAGTCGTAGAGATAATGAGAGCGAGATATGTTCTCATTGTGGACGAGAGGAGGCTGTGGTAGATATGTTTAACTCTATACATGAAGAGATTCCACCAGACCAAAAGATAAAAGAAGAGCGGATGTATAAGTATCTAACACAAGTGTAACTATGAATATTACAGCATTCAATGGAGAGTACAGGTTCTTATCTAACTTTTATCCTTGCAAGATAAGAGTAAGAGGATTAATATATCCTTCTGCCGAGCACGCATATCAGGCATGCAAGACTTTGGATATGACTGAGCGTGAGAAGATACGTAAAGCAAGATCGGCTGGATCGGCTAAGAGACTTGGCAAGACTTTGACTATACGTCTAGACTGGGAAGATATCAAGATAGAGGTTATGAGAGCTATCTTAAAACAGAAATTCAATAGTCATCCTACGTTGAGAAAGTTATTATTAGATACTGATAATAGTAATATAATAGAAGTCAATGTCTGGAATGACACTTTCTGGGGAGAATGTAATGGTATAGGAGAAAATCATCTGGGAAAGCTATTGATGGAAGTGAGAGAATACGTGAGAACACAAGTTTAGTATTGTAAAGGCAAATTATCATGAAAATTATTCTGTTGATTCTATCGATTTGTTTCCTTACATATCTATGGATTATATCTACCGAGATTTATCAATATATTACTTGGATCTATACTGGTATGATAGGGAGTGCAATGTTTTATATTCACTCTAAATGGGTGAATGATTTTATAGATAGTTTACAGAGAGATTCACCATCTTGGTATTATGTGGAGAATGATATATGGTATTTCTAGATAAATATGAAACTATGATACAAGAACTGCGTAAGATAAATACTGAGTTGTTTGGAGAATCTTCCAAACCATCCTTTGCAGATAAAACCTTTACAATCATCTCATTAATTGCTTATACGATAGTCTGGTGGATACTGATGATACCTATTGCAATTGTGGGAGGTATCTTTAAAGCTATTAGAGATTTAATAGATAAAATGATTGAGGTGTAATACGAGTATTAGACATTTGATGTCATTGTATGAGTACCTTGCATATATGTTTGTCATACAAGTGGCAGACTTGTCTAATGATATAACTTATAATAAGGTCATTACTACTGATGACTTAACCGAGTTGTTGACGGACTTGAATACCAGTAAGCATATTTTACAGGGTACTGGTTATGCAGTTATATCTAATACACTTATACTCAATACGGACTCTAAAATATGAATGATATAACTCACCAAATGTATGCAACAATACAGACTCCTACTAAGGAGGCTATGGAAAAGTGTCTCCGGGAAGTATATCATTTTGTAGTTACAGATGAGAATCACGCAATAGAGACCACATTTGGCAATTGGGAAGGATGTTGGGAAGAGCACGATGGTCAGTTCTATGCTATGCTATTCAAAAGGGTGCAAGTTTAATATATTAGAAGGCTAAAATGAACCTAATGATATTTGTGTTAATTTTAATTATACTTATATTATTGATTACTATAGGTTTATTGAGATTTCGACAGCGAGAACTTATTAATGAAATCCAAGTTCTAAAACAATGTCGTAGTGAATTGGAAAAAGATAATTGGGAAGAAATAAGTATATTCTTGACTGATAATAGAGAGGTCGGGAAATGAAAGCCAAAGAGTATGCTCAGAGAATTACTCATAGTATACAGTTGCCTGGTACAGAATTCGATAAAGTAATATACTCTGTAATTCAGGATTTATTTGGAGAGATAGTTACTCTTGTTAAAATAAGACATTGTGGGTGTGACTCTGCCTATACTGCTGTATTCGATGAGATAGATAATAAATGGATAACTATCTGTCGAATAGTAAATGAGCAATGCAATAATACTATTATTAGACCTATTGGCTTCCGAGAACTTGCATTTCACATAGCAGATAAAGCAGGTATGTGGCAGATGAGAATGGCATGGAAACCCAAAAGGATATCTGTATGAGTACAACAATACCTATTATGTCTAATCCACTCCCTAAACATATCATACCACATCTAAGAATATATAAACGTAGACATAAGGATGGTGGTTCTTTATATCTTGTTCTGATACAAGGTAGTATTGCATATAGCACCATAAGAGTTTGTATAAATTATGCAAAGAGCATTAAGGATTGGGATGCTGTAATGATTGGAAATCTTATGATGAGATTAAGTCATGAACAGAAGAGACAGGTTCTATTGAAACTTGGAGAATAAAATGCCAACATTACCTTTAAGTTCAGAGGATATTGAGAAAGATAATATTGAGCATGTCAAACAGGCATATGCCGAACATCAGAGAGTACAGAACCTCCCTGCGGTGGAAGTAAAAATTATAGAAGATAATGTGAAATACACTATCACTATACAGATAGATGGAAATAAATTGATACTTAAACCTAATCAGGCTCTAGATTTATCTATAAAATTACGACAAGCATGGAATAATTTGCGTGAGCATAATAAAAAGCAATTTAAGAAATATCATGGTAGAGCAAAAGGAGATAATAATGAAAAGGATAGAGATAACAGTCAATGATAATACGAAACAGACTGATATAGATTATCTTGCAAATAAGATAACTGAACTGTTAGATGATCAGGGTATAACTGGAGTTATCTTAGTACATGTTGCAGAAGATAAAAAACTAAATGCACCCATCTATGGTAATGTCGCCAAATTTCCTCATGTTCCTCCTCCACCTTCCATTCTACCAGAAGGGAAATTCTAATGGAAAAGTATAATGTCACGATAATTCTCTACACGAGAGAAGGGGAAGTCATTGCCAAGTCTCAGGAGATGGATGAGGATAGACTAAAAGAACTGCGTGATAGTTTGGGTTATAAGTTGGTTAGTCCTAGTTATTATCTGGATCTGGATACTAACTCTGGCTTTATATTAGTTCCCCATGATATATTAATAAATTCAGTTATTGATGTTAAAGTAGAGAAAATTATATCATGACCTGGATAGAATCCCGTAAGACCGTCTGTGTGGACTTTGACGGTGTATTAAATGACTATCGAGGGTATGTTGAAGGGCATACATATCCACTAAATCAGACTGGAATTGAATTCCTTAGACAATTGAAAGAGATAGGTTTCAGAGTTGTTGTCTTATCTAGTGCCAGACTTGCGGATATAGAGAGAGCATTGCATGACGCATACTTAGATGATGTTGTAGATCAGATAACGAATGTCAAGGTGCCAGCAATAGCATATATTGATGATAGAGCCATAACTTTCAGAGGAGATTTCCAAGAAACATTAAGAGAGTTGATGAATTTCAAGGCGTGGTGGGAGGACGAAAATCATGTAGAAACTCACGGATTCTCAGATAAATCATCTAAAAAGGAGTAAAATATGCCATTTCTTAACAGTTATGACTTTCAGACTGCATTTATTACATTGCTAGGAGAGTTGGTAGAGAATGGTCAGGACGTGGAGGTAAGAGGCAAGAAGACTAAAGAATTGCTCTCTTGCCATATCTCCATTGCTAATCCTCTACAACTCTGTTACTTTGTACCATTCCGCAAGGATAATATCTTCGCACGCATAGCAGAGACATTGTGGGTTTTGCAAGGGAGGAATGATATAGAGTGGTTGAGTTATTATTTACCGAGGGCTAAAGATTATTCTGATGATGGCAATACCTGGAGGGCAGGATATGGTAAACGTCTGCGCAGGTGGCAATTAGATTCTGGTGATCCCATATTCGGTGGTAGTATATTAGATGAATACGACCAACTATCAGTGGCAATCAAAAAGTTGCAGATAAATCCATATACTCGTCAGGCAGTCATGTCCATATGGAGACCAGATGAGGATAATAAATCTTCTCTAGATATCCCATGTAACAATTGGCTGCATTTCATCCTGCGAGACTTTGGTATTACCAGGTTTGCATTCTTGTTGGTGGCACAGCGGTCAGCCGATATCTTTTGGGGTTGGAGCAACATCAATGCCTTTGAGTGGTCTATACTTTTGCAGATGATGGCTTTCTGGACAAACTCTGAGGTTGGAAAAATAGATTGGCTCGTGACCTCTATGCATATGTACGAGCACCATTATGAGACTGCTAATAAGATTCTGGAGACATATCCTAAAACATACAGTAGTTCTGATATAAACTTTGTGCCTCCAAAGTTCTCTACTGAGTTTGATTTACTAACCAGTAAACTGCAAAAATTGATGCAGGTCGAGACTATATTTAGGAATTCAGTTCCTGATGATGTGCCGACTCATGAGTGGACAGGAGATGATTTGCTAGATACCTTCCTGCATATGCTCTTGATTTACATCAAGTTGCAGCAGAATTCCAGTACCTGGCTATTATCACATTTGCTTGGAGAGATGGATGAGTCTGAATATAAATATGCAGCGATGTTACATGTAGCAAGACAGAGAAAAGACCTGTTTACATGTATTCCAGAGAGTAATAAATACATTGATTTGGTAAAGTCTGTTATTTTGTCTGAGAATTAAAGATATTTGTTATCCCATCTACATTGTACACTTACACAATCGACCGCTGTGTAATTGGTAACTCGATAAGTATATATTATAGTTAAGTACTTAAGTACCTTACCATTCAACCATTCAGTGGTTGAGTACTTCACCACTCGAGTGCTCGAGAACTCGAGTCCTTGAGTTGTTAAGTAATAATGTATTAATGTATAAAGAGAAACAGACATTCGCTCTGGGACATAAGACTTATGAGTTTATTCAATAGAATCAATAGAGGGATTAGGATAGGTTTAAGAGCATTCCAGAATGTTCCAGATATGGATTTAGTTGCTAAACAATTAGATATCGCTATTGCCTCGGGTGCTCTTCCAGTTATAGAGGAGAAAGAGAAACCTATCTCCCAACTCGATATTAGAAGTACTGATAGAGATATGACGTTGAGTATGGCTTATGGCTCTCTTAGGGCATTCTTTTCTCATCATCCTATAGGTATCACACCTTACGGTACACCAGGGAGAGATACATATCTTTCTGAGTTTTGGAGATCTGAGCCAATATTGGCTGGTGCGGTCTATTCCATGTCTGCTAAAATGTCATCTCTTAGTTGGATTATGAGTGGTCCTAGATTAAAGGCTCTGAAGGCTGCTAGGTTGCTTGCCAGAGCTGCTCATATGGGAGGTCAGGATTGGGGTGGTTTCCTGTCTCCTTCAGCACAGGATTGGTATGCAACTAATAACGGAATATTCTGGGAGACTGCTAGAGATAATATTGGTCTTGGAAATCTCAATAATCTGGCTGGTCCTCTGGCAGATATAGGACATATTGACTCTTTATGTTGTACCCTGACTGGTAATACTGATCTGCCAATGCTATATGTCTCAGAGATATCTGGACAGACTCTTAGGTTCAGAGAGGGTGAGTATATCCATTTTGCATCTCTTCCTAGTGCACGTGAGCAATATCTTGGCATAGGTTTCTGTGCTGTTGACAGAGCATATAGAGCTGCTAAATTGATAATGGGTCTTCATGATTACGATGCAGAAAAATTAGCCAATCTTCCTCCTGAGGGTATAGCAACAGTCACTGGTCTGACCATGGATGAGTTTATGGATGCTCTTAGACTTTGGAAATTGCAAAGAGAGAAGGATAATTCCCTCACGTTTCCTCAGATATTGTGGCTCATTGGTTCACAACCAAACACAGAAGTCAAGGTTGCGATTGAAGGATTTTCTCAAATTCCTGAGAGCTTTGACAGAGACAGTGTTATGAGCCATTATATTTCCACTCTTGCTTTGGACTTTGGTGTAGATGCTAGAGAGTTTTGGCCAATAAGCTCGGGTGCTTTGGGAACAGCATCTGAATCCGAGATTCAGCACCTTAAGGCTAAAGGCAAAGGTCCAGGAGAGTTTATATCTACTTCTGAGAGAATGATTAATGGGGAACTGCCAGAGGGTGTGGACTTTGCATATGATACTCAGGATATCGAGGAAGACCAGAATGCTGCCACAGTTGCAAAAGCCTGGGTAGATGTATATTATCCTCTGTATCAAGGCACTCCTGCCGGCAAGACTGGTCAAGGTGTCTCACAACCTGAGCAGAAAGAAACTCCTGCAAGAACTGCCGAGACGGATTTCCAAAAACCTCCTAAGAATGGTATGATAGGAGACCAACAACCTAAGAATCCTCAGGAGAAACCTGGTGGGTTCCCCACAGGAATGCCTGGTAACTTTGGTGCTCCTCAAGTAGAGCAACTTATTACCAAAGACCAAATGATTCGACTTTTAGTAGATAAACGAGTATTGCCAGAATACATGATTAATGATGAGCGAATTAGTGTGTATGATTATGAGGTTCATCTTACTAAGGAGAATAAGGAAGATGATGCTAAGTTTGTGTGGAGTAAGGGAGTTCTGAAAGAGGTGCGACTCTCTCCCATTGTTATATATTCCAAGCCGACCGACCAGTCAATACCCGAGGTAGAGCCAGCTTTGGAAATTCAGACTTCTGAGGATAAAGTCTTAGAGTATCTCAAACAGAAGGAAAATGAGATCTTTGAGTCTAAACGTGATATAACTGGCAAACCTATTCCTGAAGGGGAAGTAGTTAGGGGAGCCTCTGTGACCAAAGTTACTATCCGTGATGAGATTAATCGATGGCGTGCACATCCCGTACTTTCTCTATATGTTCCCACAACCGAGGAACTAGAAAAGCTATTGGGAGGTGCCAAATGACTTGTGGTGTATATCAAATACAAAATGTTATTAATTATCATAGATATATAGGTTCTTCTATAAATATAGAAGGTCGAATTAGTGGTCATTCCAGAGGGTTGGAAAGAAATTGTCACAGCAATATGCATTTACAGAGAGCTTTCAATAAATATGGAGAAGATAGTTTTGAATATGATATATTGATGATTTGTGATTTGAACATGTTGAGTTGGTATGAGCAAAGATGTTTAGATAAGTTTAAACCTGAATATAATATTGCTACAGACACTATTTCTCCAATGAGAGGAAAGAAATTTTCAGAAAAATATAGAAATAAAATATCTAAATCATTAATTGGCAATAAGAATATGCTAGGACATAGACATACTGAAGAGTCTAGGAAAAAGATGTCTGAAGTTCAGAAAGGTCATCCACCGAGTAATAATAAGGGGGGTTTTACAGGGCATAAGCATAATGATGAAACTAAGAAAAAATTATCATTAATGAAAATAGGACATATACATAGTGATGAAACTAAGAAGAAAATATCTGAAGCCAGGAAACACTATTGGATAAAAAGAAATAATGGAAAACTATTAGGAGGTAAGTAATATGCCATCAGCAGCGGAGATTTATCTAGAAAGAATATGGAAAAAATTAGGGGGTATCGGAGGTATGAGTTCATTATCCGTTGAAGATATATTGACTGAAACATTGGTCATAACTACAACAGGTGGTGCAGGTGTGGCAACTGGAAATAGAATAATGACTTTGACACCTGTTGGTTTCTTATTGGATGTGCGTTTGAATTATCATGCAAGTTGTCCTGCCACAGCAGATGTGACAATTTCAGATCCGATTTTTGGAAATATTATGGTTAAGAGTAATAATGCAACAAGTATATGGCTTGCTCCTCGTATTGCTACAGTAGACGTTGCAGCTGCTGTAACAGGTTTATATGATTTAATTCCGTTGAATGCACCATTGACAGTCAGTATTGTTCAGGCAAATGCATTGGCATCATGTTTAGTGGTAATAATTCGTTGGATATCTGTAAAGGAGAATTAATATTATGCATAACTGTCATAAGAAAGACGCAGCTGGTGCAGCCACGGGATTATATGACTTATTCCCTCTGAATGGCTCGATAACCATGACGGTCACATTGAGCAATGCTTTGACTGCCGCATTGGTCTGCACGCTCAGATATTTGCAGTTATAGCCATGTTACCGATATTGTTGCACAATAGAGGAATACCCTGGTATTTGCGGGGCGGTATACCAAAAGCGAATTGTTTGGCTGCATATCAACCCAAAAGTGCTGCAAGTTACGCAGTGAGTAAGGTCAATCTTGTCCTTCCAGGTACTTATGACTTAGTAGATGGGGTAGCATTTCCTACGTGGGATATAACCAATGGTTGGATTTTTCCTTCTCCAAGCATACAGGCAATTCTAACCTCAACTGTAACCCTATCCAATGCGACTACGGTTCTGTGTCGCTTTGTGGGTGGTAATCCTACAATAGTCAATGGACGCCTGTTCAATAATAGTGCTGATTCCTTCCTTGTCATATTGGATACCGGAGCAACACATCAATATAAAAATGGTACCGTGGGTTTAAATGTGGGGGCTGGATTAACGGGATCGCACATAATTGGGATTGCGGGTGCATCTGCAATATTGGATGGGGCGGTTGATGGCACGATTACAACCGCAGACATTGGAACAACTACAACTCTTGTAGTTGGCAATCGTTCATCTGATACTGCACGGCAAGTTTATGCCAATATTCAGGCGCTTGTAGTTTATAGTGTAACCTTAACACTTCCTCAGATTGTGGCAGTCACCAATGCCATGAATTTATTATGACACCGCGAAATAAAATTACATTAAAAGCATATTTTAATGGCATTTTTATAAATTCTATTAGGAGATTGACTATATTGTGGGATCAACGAGTGTAGAGATGCTATTGCATCTGATAAGAACAATCGGAAGTGCATTCTTGGAATTGAGAGGATTTCTTCTTAAATTAGAATCCTCGGATTATTTGCTATTGGAATCTAGCGACAAACTGATATTTAATGCCAGAGATTAAGGAGTTTGTATTATGGCAGACCAAAAATTAACCGCACTTGTAGATTTACCCACTCCATCTTCGGACGATATTCTCTATATCGTAGATGCTCCTAGTGGAACACCAATTAGCAAAAAAGTGACGGTTGGAAATCTGTCCTTTGTTATGAATGGTTTTTATAATGTTAAATTCTATGGCGCACATTCTATAACTGAACCGGGATATGCGACATTTGATAGTTCAACGGCAATCCAGGCGGCGTTAAATGCGGCATTTGCGGCAGGTGGCGGGCAAGTATATATTCCTAGAGGAAAATATCTCTTATCGTCTTCGTTAATGCTTAAGCGAGGGGTTTCTATTCATGGGATTTATCCCGGGATAACGCCTACCGATCCAGGCATTGACCATTGGGATAATGGCTGGCTGGTAAGTACAGGTTCAATTCTTACATATCCTGGTGGAATAGTATTTACCCATGATTTAACCGCGGGTTTTGGATTTGTTACAGCCGTGGATGGAATTGTTGTAGAGAAACTTGGATTTGATAATGTTGCTTCGATCATGACAGCGGGGGATGCAAATAAAACGGGAATTTGTGGCTCTGTAATTCGTGATATATATGCTTCAAATGTGACTGGTGTGGCTTTTGATTTGACCAATTCCATGCATCTTCATATGAGTAATATTAAGGCGGCTTTGGTCTATCAGTTGCTCCGAATCACTAATGCTCATGATAGTACTATTGGAGATAATCAACCTGGCAACAGTTATTTTGAAGATTTTTATGGATTTATTACTGCCGCCGGTCATGCACAACCCTCCATTCATATCCGTTCCTTGAATACTGGCGGCAATGGCACTAATATGAATTATCTATATTTCAATCGAATGCAAGTTAATCGTTTCTTATCTACTAATTTAACTGGAAATCATTTGCGCATTGAGGGTGATACTGCAACTCAATCTATTACATCATGCAATTTCGATGGATTGGATTTTGAGGGTTATGCAGATAAACGCATATATATTAATAATGTCACCAAAACGAAATTGCAATTTGCGGGTAATGCATTAGCCAATGTAAATTCCGACCTTTACGTACGCAATTCTAATATAGAAGTGGACTGCCCCGATTCAGGAATGCTTTTAGATATGGATGGTACGGCAAGAGTAATATGGAATGGATCAATGAAAAACGTCATGGGAGGAGGCAAATTCCCTTATGGCTTATGGTATGACCAAACATTGAATGAACCAAGGCTGGGACTTGATAAATTTGGAATAGGAACAATTCATTCCGCGGGTAATGATGGTATTACAACAATGCCAATCATGTATATGGATTTTCCATCGGGGGGTGATGTGCGACAAAGGGTAATAAACTGGGGAGGAGATGTGGTACTCATAAACTGTTATTTGGGATGCAACACATTATCCTTAAATAACGACCAAGCTGTTACCTTACCAGACGCGGCATTGTGCAAGGGTCAATCCACGACATTTAAAAAGATCGGTACACCAGGAACCGTAACTATAACCGGACACAATGGTCAGCATATTGATGGTGCAGATACAAATATCTGGCTGGATACTCAATATAAATATATTACACTTCAATCGGATGGAGCGAATTGGCTCATAATATCAAAGGGATAAGAAACTAAACGATAGAATATTGTGGTTCAGATATTAGCGAGATTATAAGGTGGCGTAATGTTCCAGCGCATTTTGCAGTGGATTAGGGAGCAATTGATACATAACCGCAATAATGGTATAGGATTAAGATTGTGTTTTATCCGTTTTGGTAAAATTCCATCTTCAGGAAGATCTATGAATTATTTGATGAAAAAATCAGAGATGGGAATTTCGGTATATGAAGCCATAGAAAGAAATGGCAATTATATGATCCTTATGCCCTCTTTGACTGGTTCGGCTTGTGTGACATTATCTGGAGAATTAGACAATCCGATGTATGAGGTCTGTGGACAAATTGTTGGTATTGGAAGTGATGGGGAACCTTTACTTTCAAATTGTAGAATAATAAAAGAAATCATTCAAGTAAGAGATTCTCAGGGCTGGACATAATATGTTTGTTAAAATTCTCCAGTGGATACGTGAGGTAATAAATAAAATGATCGGACAAACTTCTGTTAAGGATGCATTGAAAATATATGTTGCTAGATAATATTATTGTTGCAAAGCAACTCCCAATAGATGAGGCTTCTAGGCAGAGACTTATAGATATTCGTACTTCTATCTTTAATAATGATGTGGAGAATCTGGCTGAGCGAGTGTTCACTGGGGAGGTATCGGTAGGGCAATTTGAGGAATCTATGAAAAAGTTAATCCGAGAATTGCACACTGCAAATGCTGCAATAGGCAAGGGTGGTTGGAATGAGATGACCTGGCAGGACTGGGGACGATTAGGTCCTATTATGAAAGAGCAATATAGATATTTACATGGTTTCTCTGAGTACATTGCAGATAATAAAGACACTATGTCTATAGAGTACCTAAAGGCACGTTCTAGGATGTATGGGAATGCTTCAAGTCAAGTTATATCTATGATGACTGCTGGATTTGAAGTTTCTAATAAATTGCCATGGTTACCAGGTGATCCTAGCACACGATGTCAAGGAAACTGTCTCTGTAGATGGGAGTTAAATATTATTGGAAAGTCTGGAGAGTTTAATATTGTTAAAGCGGTGTGGAGATTAAGTCCTGCCGAACATTGTGAGACGTGTTTAGGTAGGAATGGATATGAAGTCACATTTAAATTATATCAAACAATTGAAGTTCCTAAAATTATAGGACATAATCCATGATCATTTCGTATACCATACTTCATTATGGGAAAGAATGGTTGAAGTGGTCAATTCGCTCAGTCATAGACCAAGTCGATGAGGCACATATATTTTATACTCCTTATCCTTCGCACGGGCATGAAACAGATGCCATTAATCCAGAGACTAAAGAGCAATTATATGCCGAGGTATCCGATTATCTAAATAATGGTCTGTTTTGGCATGATTGTAATGATATGTTTCCTAATGAGATATGGCAGCGGAAATTTGCATTTGACTCATGTGTTCAGAGAGGTGCCGATACAATATTGGTTGTGGATGCAGATGAGATCTGGGATCCAGAGGTGCTTCGATTAGCACTCTTTGATTGTCAAAGAATTGAGGCGAACTATTTCAGGATCAACATGGCTCACTTTTGGAGATCTCTCAAATGGGTATGCTATGATGGTGCTATGCCTGGTCGCATAATAAGACCTAATATGCCACAATCAGAGAATTATTTGCCAGGTAGAGTGTTTCACACTGGATACGCTCAAACGCCAGAAATTATTAAATACAAAATGCAGATACATGGGCATAGTAATGAGATAATTCCTGGATGGTATGAGAATAAATTCTTGCCTTGGCAACCTGGTATGGGGGATGTTCATCCTGTTGACCATGATTATTGGAATCCAATACCATATATTGACAATGGAACTTTAGAGAGACTTGTGGGAGATCATAAATTTTGGAATATAGAGATGATAATATGATAACTATCAAGAAACTCATAGAGATTTCCAAAAGGATTATGGATGAGCCAATAGGTTTGGGAGATCCACAATTGGCTGCTCGTTGGGAAACCTTTCATCCTTATTATAGATTTTTACATGCTGTGATGAAAGAGTTTAGGATGAAAGTTGCAGTCGAATGTGGGGTACAGAGAGGTGTTGCTACCGAACATATGATACTCTCATCCGAGGATAGTTTCATCATTGGTATAGATAGAGATTTCCATCCTGAGTATTTGGGAGTATATGAGCGTCATCCAAAAAATGTTGTTTTTCTGTGTGCAGATACCACTGCATCTGGCAATAGAGTTAGGGAATTGTTGGAGGGTAGAACTATCGACTTACTTTTCATAGATTCCGACCATGATGGCATAACTCCTACCAAGGAGTTCGAGCAATTCTCACCGATGTTCTCGGATGTTGCAGTGGTGTGCTGTGATGATACAGGATATGGAGAGGGGATGCAGATATTTTGGAAATGGCTGCCTGGTGAGAAAGTTGAATTGAATGATCTACATTGTTGGCAACTTGGTGGCGCACCGACAGGGTTTGGGGTATCAGTGGTTCGTCGTTGATATATAGGAGATAAATGAATATAACTTATTGCACCTATTATGACCATATTATAAGAGGTGGTTATTATCCAGAACTTGTTGTTGAGAATTGGAATAATTGTACCAAACGTCTCATCACTTGTGCCAATGGACAATATGATGTGCTTAGAGATATGAAACTTGATGCCGAGATAATTGGCATAGGAATTGATATCAATATTCCCTCGGATATTCCCAGAGCATTCAATAGGACTTTGGATATAGGTTTTGATTTGGGAGCAGATGTGGTTGTGTTTATACATGGGGATATGTACTTAACAGATAGAGGGGATGAGCATTTATTTCGCATGATAAATAATAATCCTAATCCACTAGGTAGTATGTATGGTATGGGTGTGCAATTATATGCTTGGCAATATAATCATCCATTTCAGCTTACGATCTCATCAAGAGATCCCGAGAGACGAGCCATTGTAGATCCTAAAGGGGATGGTGAGAACATGATTAGAGGTGGTGGCTCCTGGACTGAAGATATAACTATGCTCTTGGATATAGGATACTATAACTCATTTCAATATTATACCAGACTTAAGAGTCACGTGAATGTGTGGGGACATGAGGGTTGGAAGGATGAAGTAATCAAATTATATGAGAGTGGAGAGAAGAGACAGGCAATTGCTAGAGCATATAAGGAGATAAGAGCATGGGCAAGGAAACCTTTGGAGCCAGCAAATATGGAGCCATATAGGAACCTGATGGATAGGTTTGACTTATGGGAAGATCATAAGTTCTGTTTAGATATATTAAAGGATTATTTAATATAAATGATAATTGGAGTATATATTGTTAGGAGTAGATATGCCATATTCTTCGATAAGTGAAGCACGTATAAAAAAGCTCAATGGTACATCGTTGACGCTTACACAGATCAATAGTATTGCTTCTATGGCTGATGCCATAGGTGGGGAATATGGGTGGCCTACAGCGATCAGCAAATTCAAAAAGTCTCATCATGTAGAGGGTGGTGCATGGGTAAAGAATGCAGAAGAAAAGGAATTCTCTGAATTCATTATTTCCAAAGAAGACGATAAGTGGAAGATTGTTGCTATCTCTACTGCTGCGTTCAAAGATCAGGATGATGAGACATTTACAACTCAGTGTATAGATTATGACGCTGCTGCTGCAAAACAATATGATGATTATCCGGAATTCCGCATGTTCCATAAAAAGTGGCTTGCGTTTGGAAAAGTCACCAAGATGCGAAGAGTTGGTCCTTTTGCCGTCGATGAGGGTTATGCTTATGATGATGAGTTCTCAAAAGAGGTTTGTGAGAATGTTCTCTCAACCAATGATGGCAAATGGCGTGTAAGCAGAGGTTTCTATGTTAAGGAGGTTTCAGGTGGATGTCCCACCTGTAGCACACAATTGCTTCTACAACAGAAGCATATGATTGCTGGTTTCAGGTGTCCAACCTGTAAATCTGTTCACTTAAGCAAGGGAGTGCTGAAAGATAGGCACTTTCTTAAAGCCAGAACTTTCGACGTGACGGTCACAGACATCCCCTGTGTACCTTATACGGGAGTCGGCGCATATAAAGAGAACATTGTGATGGAGGATTTTGTCATGAATAAGAAAGAATTACGCAAGAAACTACTTGAAGCTGGTCTCGATGAGGCAGTCGTTGATGAAAGACTCAAGGACGTAACCGATGTCCAGCTGAAAGAAATGTCCGACTTGCCAGATGCAGAGGTTCTGAAGGAGTTCACCGAGGAAGAAGAGGAAGAGGAAGAGAAAAAGGAGAAGTCAGAACCTGAAGAATCCGATGAACAGACCTTTGTCTTGGACGATGCCGTTCTGGAGTCCTTTGCCAAAATCGTCAAGAAAGAAGTTGCCGAGCAGTTGACAGAGCAATTAGCCAATATGGAAGTACAGGTTGCTGACCTGAATGGGTTCGATATTGACCTGAAAGAACTTCCTCAGTTGGCAGAACTCTTAACTGAGGTCAAGGGTTTGTCCAGTAAAATCGACAAGTTGTTAACGATCGATAAGGAACGTGTCGAGAAGATGCTTGGTGAGATGCCTCGCAATGGCAAGTTACGAATTCGTCGCTTCAAGTCTCAGAAAGAGGATGAGGAAGATGCCGATGAAGAGGATGCTACCGATGAGGACGGCAATCCTATCCCTGAGAAGATTTCCAAACAACGTCTTGAAGAAGGCATTGTCATGGGTCCAGAGGGCGATGTTGCCCGCTCACTGACTGAGTTTGTATTTGGCAGCGGAGGTAAATAAGCATGAAGACACGCTTTGATAGTCATAAAGTAAAAAAGACAGATATGGAAATGCTCGGTGACTCGATTGGTCAGTCAGTCGGACGTGCCATATTTGGATATCAAAATGCTTCTCGACCAAGTGCATTTGCCCCGATGTATAAAGAGACATTTGGCATTCATGCTCCGGCGACAAGCATTTACGGTCGTAATTCCATCTTTGACTGCTGCTCACCAGGTGATGTGTTCGGTTTGCAGGTTTCTACCAATGGTCTGATGCAGTGGCTGGGATGGAGACCTAATCGGTTCTATCGTCGCCGAGTGGACTTTATCCCGTGGTATGGTCCAGAAGGCACTCACGAGGGAAGCCCTGGAACTGGTGCAAATAGCCCTTGCGATACTCCTGATGGTTGGGAATATGCGGTCTGTGGTTATGATCTGTGCCACAAGTCCTGGTATTCCATCGCAAGTGAGGGTCTAGATCCTCATACAATCGTGCAAGATCGTTGTGAGACTTCTCCAAGATTCCGCTTGAATGGCATTATGATTGCGGATGACGTCGAGTGGCAGATGAACGGCATCATGAACGTTCTGGCACAACAGATCCGACGTGCACAGGTTCATGGTTCCCACGACAATGCCAATGAGATGAATGGTCTGGAAAGTCTAGTCCGTGCCGGTTACGTCAATGATGATGGCACTACTTGTCCGTTTGTCGACTCGATCATGGTAGATTGGGATAATGATGATCTGGATGGTGTAGATAATGGATTTGGAAATTTCTTCGACTATCTGGATGAGGTCGTAACGGATATAGAATATCGTGCTCAAGATCTGGGCGGTATTGCCGAGACAGATATGATTCTATTAACTTCTCGCTTCATGGCGACCTGTCTGCTGGATGCATATGCTTGTTATACTACTTGTGGTCGCAATAACATTGTGGATGGTAGTTGGACAGGTGATGCTGGTGTTACAGAGGCTGCTATGCGTGCTCAACAGAGAGCTGCTCGTATGGCTCTTAATGGTGGTCCGTTGTATGATGGCACCCGAGCGGTTGGGTTCTTGAACCTGAAAAGTGGTCGTCGCATCCCGATTATTGTTGAGGATGTTTTGGACATAGGCAGTCATGCAGCCACTTATTGCACCGATATTTACCTGCTCACACGCCAGATTGGTTCATTGGGTGTGCTATATGGCGAGTATCTGGACATGCGGGACTATGAGTCCAGAGTTAAGAAACAGATGCCTACATTCAGTGTTCGCACCGATGCTGGTGGACGTTTCGCAATGAAGGGCAAAGAAGACAACTTCTGCCTGAGTTTGGAAATGGGAACCTCACCGGAAATCTACCTGGCTGCACCATGGGCACAGGCAAGATTCTCGGATGTCTGCTGTGGTCGCAAACGCAAGCCACTAGTAGGTGATCCATTCCAACCTGGGTTTATGCCTGGAGGATATCCACTCCATGTAGCAACTAAAGAACCTGGTTGTGATGAGTGCTATGAGGGTGAAGGTCCTGTAGCTTTAAGAATTCAGGATTAGTCATTTTCTCCCCTCCTGAGTACGCTGGAGAGGACCAATCCTCCTCTCCAGCATGTTTATAAGATTTAATTAATGGAAATCGTATTTGTCCGTACTCGTTATCATTACGATAGTTATATTGATTTTTGGAAGTTAGTTGAGTTATCTGGTTTCCCCACTTGTTACACCGATGAAGTGAATATTCATAAGAATGTGACTTATCTGGTCTCTCCCTATAATGGTGAATGGCGACCAATCATTGATGCCAAGAATACTTTCCGAAAAGCCAGACTATTCATGTTGAATCTGGAGCGACCAGGGGGCAGTGGATCGCTAGAGAAATACATCTCAGATAATAATGAGCACATACAACTCAGATACTTTGACAATATATTCGTTGTAGATAAGGAATTATCTAGGTTATCTGGGTTTCCCTATATGATGATAGGTGGACACGAAGGATTTGGTTCAATTGGAAATCGTTTCAATAAGGTCTATGATATCATAACATTATCTTGTTATAGTCCAGCAAGAGCCTGGATGTTCGACAATTCTCAATATAAGTTGCATAGCCATCTAGGTGGGATGAAGATGGCTCCTAATGCTCCAATTGGAGACCTAAGGGATATCCTGTTGAAATCAAGTAAGGCTATACTAAATGTGCATCAGGACAATTTTAATTTTATTGAGCCTCTGCGTTTTATTATTGCTATAATGTATGGTCTTCCTATCTTTACTGAGGAATGTGATATTAGTAATTATCCATCATGCCACAAGTTTAGTAAATTTAGTGAGTATTCACATATGATTAAGGATTTATTGGATAATGATTATAATCGATTATATGATGAAGCAATACAAGCCAGAGTCTTATTTACTACTGAATATACATTTCGTAATATGATCTTGAGAGCTATTAATGGAAAAAATTAGACCGCTGATTTCTGTTGTATCTGGTACATATAATCGTCTGCCATATTTACAACAGATGGTTAATTCTGTGCAAAGTTCGATATTTAATCTATTGTATGAAATAATAATCATCGATGGTGGTTCATCTGATGGTACTCAGTTATGGTGTGCTGAGCAATCTGATATTCGATTAATTTCGCATGGCAGATTGCTAGGTGCAGTAAAAGCCTTCAACGATGGTGCCTATGCAGCGATAGGGAAATACGTTGTCTTAGCGAATGATGACATAATATTTAATGATGAATCTTTGTTAGCTGCTTACTCGTTCATGGAGGACAATCCCACTATAGGTATCGGATGTTTTTACCAGGATAGAAGTCAGAAACATTGGCATGTAGACAGAATGTCAGCAGTTAATCCAGATGGTAGCATGGGGTGGGTATATTATGGTCAAGTATGCATTGTGCCTCGTGAGTTGGGGAATGAGGTAGGGTGGTGGCAAACTTATTTGCGTACGTATGGCGGTGACAACGAGATGAGCTGCAATATTTTGGAGTTGGGTTATAAAGTGGAGCCAATACCATGTGCTTGCATTAATGACCTGGAACCTATGGATGAATTAAGAACAATTAATCAACAAAATCTGAAAAAGCATCCGGATTCTACTATTTGGGGGATAAAGTGGACTAGGGATAAGAAGTTAGGTCCAAGGTTACCTGAAGTATGGAAATCCAGAGTATATACTAAGGAATTGCGTATATTATATGCTCCAATATATGAACAGGGTTATCAGGTTCAAAAGATACAAAAACGTGGTTTGAGAGTGGCTTTGGAGAGAGTGGCTTCAGTTGTGGAGATAGATTGGGTATCTGCCTCTTTGGATTATGTTCATGATGTGGCATTATCATTTAAACCTAATATATTCTTATTGCAGATACATAATCCTGATAATATAGATGCTATAGATGCAATTAGAAAAGAGTTTCCAGAATCCATATTGATAAATTGGAATGGTGATTATCATCCTGAGATGCTATTTAGTCAGAGATATATAGATTATTTGAAATCATTTGATCTTACAGGATTGGTTACAACATCAGTCAATGATATCTATGACAAACAAAGAATTAATCATTTTTATTGGCAGATAGGTTATGAGGATTCTGATGCTACTCCAGATTTTCATACACCTGAGCATGATGTATTATTTTTAGGAAACTCATATACATTAGAGCGGAATACTTTTGGCAGATTTCTTCGAGGATTACCATATAATGTTGGATTATATGGTAATTGGGCACAAGAATTGAAACCTAATGGTAATACTCTATATAATTTCGATGAGGGAGCAAAGTTATATAGAGCATGTAAGATAGCAGTTAGTGATAGTCAATGGCCACAAGCCACAGGGTTTGTATCTAATAGATTGTTTCAGGCTATGGCTGCTGGAGCTTTTATGTTGCAGCAACATTTTGATGGTATGGGGGAATTGTTAGGACTTGAAGATGGTGTTCATTTGGTAACTTGGAAATCTTTGTCGGAGTTATATGATAAGATAAAATATTATTTAGATAATTCAGGAAAGAGAACTCATATAGCTAAGACAGGACATAAATATATATTGGAACATCATTCATTTGATTCTAGGGTTAAGGAATTGTTATATGAACTTAAGCAACGTGGTCGTGATTATACCAGTGTATATAACCACCGATGAGCAACTTGAGTGGTTTGATGAGTGCCTAAAAAGCGTTGTTGGACAGGGTTGTAAAGTCTCTATTCACGATGATGGTTCGAAGGTTGACATTACCAAGATAATAAGTAAATATTATAAGAAGACTACTGCAATATTCTCTCGCTCAGAGACCAATGTTGGAGTATCCCATGCGAGAAATGAGGCAGTCAGGAATGCTCCGGATAATAGTCTGATATTTCCTCTAGATTGTGATGATACACTCAAAGAGGGAACAATTAGCAAGTTAGTTAATTCTTGGAATGGTGTACCGTTATATCCGGATGTGGCAAAATTTGGAGATGAGAATGTAGAACATTACGTTTTGATGGAGTTTGATTGTTCTCACCTTTGCAATTTTGTGGGTTATACATCTGTTAATGTTCTACATTCTAAAGAGCAATGGAAAGCTCTTGGAGGTTGGAATGAGGAGTTGGATTTCTATGAAGATGGAGAATATAATGCGAGATTGTTTGGGACTTATCGAGCAAAAAGATTTCCTGAACCTCTTGTAAATTATAGAATTCATCATGGACAGCGCACCAAACTGTACAGTGGTGTTTCTAAGAAGTATGCAGATAAGATTTTGAGTTATATTAGGAGGTTAGACATGGCAGGTTGTCCTGGTGGTTGTGGTGGTAAAAAAAGAAATGGTGGTTCTGGAATAACAAGGACCTCTAACAGTAAAGTTCAAATAACAGGTCAAAGAGGAGAGAATATTATGGTAGATAACGCAAATTTGCCTTTGGAGTTCGAGGGTAAGGTGCTTGCTAGATATGTTGGTGGTAAAGGAAAAGGCAAACATTATTATCAGGGTTTGGGTTCAAAGACATATTACCGAAATGTACAGTATGGGGTATTGATATATGCTGATCCTCGTGATGTTTCCGAGGAAGAGGGTAATCCTTCTAAGTTGATAAAGGTTAAACACACTGTTATACCGTCTAGATCTGTTCCGATCGCTGCTCCTGCTTCAATTAAGAAACCTGAACCAATAGAATTGGAAAGATCTATTGTCGAGGAGGAAATTACTAGGATTCCTAAGGTTGAGGTTGAGAAAGCACCTGTTACTGAGGAAGTAGAAGTCGATTTTGATGACATTTCCAAGATGTCTCTTAAGGACTTGAAGGGTGTAGAGATAACTTGTGAGGATGCCAAGGAATTGCTTGCCATTGAGGAAAAAGGCTCTAATAGACCCTCCGTTATCCGATATCTGAAGAGTTTATGTTCAGAATAGAAGATTTTATAGTACTATCATTAGTAGTATTTACCTTAACAGTGTTGTTTAAGGATACTGAGGGTCCATTTCACATCTTTGAGAAGGCAAGGAATTTTCTGGTAGGTTCTGAGGGACATGAGAGAAAATTCTTTGTAGAATTGTTAGCCTGTCCATGGTGTGTAGGAACTTGGATGTCATTACTAGTGACATTGCTATATTGGTTGGTGAGTAAATGTACATTTCCAATATTTTTAGCATATTGTATAGCAGCCATAGGTGTAACAGGACTCTTATATGCTATGTTGTATTCATTCGTGAGTGATGGAGGAGAAAAATGAGGAATTTAGTGTGGAATATTCGAGTTAGGTTGGGAGATTGGTGGCGAGTGATGTATCGGAAGATACGACCTGCCAAAAAGCATTATGTTTTGGAAATTCATGATTCAAGTCTAAAGATAGGAGATGACGATGGCTAAAAGTGCACATTCAGATGTTTTGGATGGGTGTGGTGGAGTTGTCAAGAGTAACTGTAACTTGATGATTGCCTGTTCACAAGAGCCGACTACCAGGACTGAGGCAGTTACGACTTATGCCTTGGCTGATGTGGCAATGGCTTCAGGTGACTTTACTCCAGCAGTAGATGGTACAGGAAGAAAGCTCACAGTTGGTGCTAAAAGTGCTGTTCCGATTGATGTAACTGGATCGGCAACACATATTGCTTTTGTTGATGCAACTAGATTATTGTATGTGACCTTATGTACTAGCCAATTGCTGACCTTGGGTGGGACGGTAGACCTTCCCTCACATAATATCTGTAAAATACCCCAACCGACATAATAGTATGTTGGTATGACGACTATACTGTATCTGCCGATATCAGGTGCACCGCCACTTGCGTCATTAGCGGTTAATTCGAACTGGGAATATTCAAACAACCTAGTTCGTCTGCCGTGCTTTACTACAAAACAGAATAGTGCTCTTACAACTTATACTTATCAGCCACCTACGGCATCGGGAACTTATCAATGGGTATGGCGACAATGGCAGAGTGATATTCTCAAGGCTGCTTATAACTGGACTACTTCTGATACAGTCTCTATGGTTATCGGTAAGTGCGGAGAGACCTCAAATAGTGGCGATGCACATTTAGCTTATATCATTAGGGTAGTAAGTGGAGATGGTTCAGTTATTCGAGGTGTCATTGGTCTATTTCACGCTACTAGCACAGAATTTCCACTCATAGGAACTGCACCTGCTACCCGTATCCATAATGCCAGGGTAGATGGAGCAACAACTTTTTCTAGTCAAATTGGGGATAGAATAATTATTGAAATTGGTCTGCATCTGGTAACTCCTGCTATTGAGAATATGCAGATGCGGTTTGGTGACCCAAATGCGGTTGCCGACTTTGCACTTACTGCCGGACTTACCACCGACCTTGACCCATGGGTTCGACTTTCTCAAACAGTCGAATTTGGCAATCCTCCCCTGGCGATTCAAGATGCTGCTAGTGCTCATACGGCTGATAGTCTGGCACTAATTCAACATAACATCTTGGCAATACAGGATGCCTCTAATGCTCATACATCTGAAAATATTGCTCTGGCGCAGCATAATATTCTCTCAATTGCAGATAGTATTCATGGACATACAGCCGAGAATATTACACTAACGGTGCATGAGGCAAATACTCAATTGGTTATTCAGGATGCTTCTCATGGACATATCTCTGAATCTATAACTTTAATTCAACATAACATTCTTGCAATTCAAGATGGTACTCACATTCATACTACTGAAAGTCCTGCATTAATACAACATAATGTTTTATCAATTATGAATGCTGCGCATGGGCACACTACAGATAATATCAGTTTGACTCAGCATAATATTCTCTCGATTGCATATGCATCACATGCTCACATTGCTGATAGCCTGAATCTGGTACAACATAATATTCTATCAATCTCTGATGCCTCTAATGGACATTATGCAGATAATCTTGAATTAATACAACATAATATATTGGCTGTACAGAATGCTAATCATGGGCATATATCAGAAAATGTTAGTTTAACACAACATAATATTCTATCAATTGCCGATGGTTCTCATGAGCATACTGCTGGAAATCTTATCTTAACTCAGCATAATGTCTTATCAATTGCTGATGCTTCCAGTGGGCACATGGCTGATAATATAACTCTTATTTACCATTCACCAGGTGCAGTGGTATTGATAATTGCAGATGCTACTCATGGACATATGGCAGATACTGTCATTTTGGTGCAACATATTCATCCTATAAATCCTGAGGTGTTTATTAGAGTGTTTGATCCTATAATCAAAGGAATCTTTAATTAATAATAATGTATATCATATATAGGAGTAATTTACCTCATGACAAAATGGCTTGAAACTGATACAAATATAGATATCGATATTTCAACAATGACTATAATTGGATCTTATATTGCTGATGAAGACAGTATGATTATAGCACAGATATTTGCTTCTCAGGTGGCTGGGGCAGGTAATTATATATTCCACGCAGGATTGCAAATTGGTGGTATTGGATTGAATTATGCTATGATTCCAAAGACAACTGCTGCTGCCGATGTTGGAGAAACTGCCATTGGAGCACAATCCTCCTTGATAGCCATGCGTAATGGAGATATATTGACCATTTACATTGAAGGTTTGCCAGGAGATAATACTACACCAGATACAATTGTCCGATTCTTCAAACTTGCTAATTTATTTCCAGCAGGAGCAATTCCATTTACTTATATAGTTACAGATGATATAACTCATTTGCCAATTGATGGTGTTGATGTATGGTTTAGTACAGATAATCCTGCAATCAATATTGTTTGGAAAGGTAATACGGATACTTTCGGTGTGGCTCGTGACGTATATGGAAATCTCCCTAATCTTGATGTAGGAGTTTATTTCGTCTGGCGACAAAAAACAAATTATTTATTTATTGATCCCGATACGGAGGTAATATCACCATGAGTCCTACGAGCGGTAGTGGTACAGGTATGCATATTTCCGGCACTCTGGGTATTGGTGGTGGAACTTGTGATATAAACATACTTAATGGAGTCCAATTAGGACTTACATTGGATCGTTACCAGGAGTTGATGCGATTGCCTCCTGCTGCCTTTAATGGTCTAAATAAGCCGGATGAGGTAGGATGTTATGACTGTGCTGCTATATGGAAGCAGACCGATAGGGATGGTATGGCTATCGTAATAGCAGAGGCAGAGGAAATGCGTGAGCGGGAATTGAGTTATCATGTGGCTCCTAAATGGGAGATAGAGGAGCAGGATTTTACATATAGTGGTATGTATTTCTTACGCATGAAACATCTAATAAAGATTGGCACATATGTCTCTTCTGATATTTCCATTTGCGAACCTGTGGTTCTTACCACATTGCATGGTGGATTGCAAGACCCTGTTATATTAACAGTGGTAACAACAGTAATAGATCCGGATGAGATATGTGTATTCCACCCAGATACAGATATTATGATTTATCCATCTAAGATTACAATAAGTGGTGGGATTGCTACGATTTGTATTCCCAGACCAAGATTGCGATTGCTAAGTGTGGATACTAATTGTGATCCTCCTCCGGATTACGATGACGACGATAATTTCGAGACTTGTGTTGATATAAAGCGTTGTTATATTGATGAGACGGATGGGGTGGTTATTGTTTGTAGACATCACTGTAGTTGTGATACCACAACTGTGACAGATACTTGCTCTTATATAAGAGACTACCGTTTGTCGGTAATAAATGTGGTTCCAACCTCATGTTTAGCATTATGTTGCCATCCAAGTAAGACTATTATTCCGTACTTATCAGGTATACAATCCTCGATTTATACAGAGATGATGACTGCATCACTGGCTCATTCTCTATTAAAGGATATAATTCCTGGAATGGTAAACTTATGTGATTGTTGGAAGACAGATATGGAAGTCAGTGATAATGCAGACTATAATCCATATGGCATATCAAATGGAGCTGTTAAGGCATGGCTGGCTGATAGTCGCGCGAAATGTGGACAGGGCGGTAAGTTTCCAAGAGTTAGATAGATATGATATCTGGCGTATATTGTATTAAGAATGTGATAAGTAATAAAATGTATATTGGTTCTTCTTGTAATGTAGAAGATAGAATCTATATGCATTTTTATGATTTAGAGAATGGAAATCATTTTAATCATCATTTGCAAAGTGCATATAATAAATATGGTGATGATACTTTCATAACCATATTATTGAAGACCTGTAAAAGGAAGAATTTATTTTATTGGGAACAAGCATTCATAGATGATTATAATCCATCTTATAATATACGGAAAATAGTTGAAGGTCCAGGAAAGAATTCAGAAGAATCTAGACACAAAATGTCCTTGGCATTGAAATTGCGCAAAGAACGTCTTGGATATACGCATTCTCCAGAAACCAAAAGAAAGATATCTGAAACTTTGAAGGGTCGTATTTCTCAAATGAAAGGGAAGAAAATGTCTAAAGAATCTAGACATAGAATGTCTCTTTCTAAGATAGGTAAACCCCCACCAAATAAAGGTAAGAAGATGTCTAAAGAATTTAGAGATAAAATATCGAAAGCTGGGATTGGTAGAATTCCATGGAATAAAGGTAAGAAAATGTCCGAAGAATTTAGGAAAAATGTATCAGAAGGTCATAAAGGTCATGTTCCTTGGAATAAAGGTAAAGTAGGATATAAAATATGTAAAATATCCGAAGAAACTAAGAAGAAAATATCTAGGACATTGAGATATAGATATAGTATGATGCATTCAAATTAGAGTAACGAATATGACAAGTTTAGTATTACAGAGCAATCGAATTCCTTTTCTGTAGATCAGAAATCCCCTCCTTAGTCCGATTGCTCACGATCCTTTGGTGTGTCCCCTGAGTTTCTGAAGTCGCTAAGCGTCCCTCAGGACTCAGGGGACATAGGCTCAAAATGAAAATAAAAGTTGATGACATTTATAGTCAAGTGCTGAAACCTATTTACTTCCCTGGTCTGGATATAGTTAGAGAAGTATGTAGAGCTAGACCATCCGGATTTCTGTTTATGCCAAAATATAAATCTGGCAGGTGGGATGGCTATATTTCCCTTATGGGCAGCAATACGAAGTTCCCAACTGGTCTGCTGGATAGAGTTATTTCAGCACTTGCTAATAAAGATATAAAGGTGGAGTTAGAGTCTTCTAAGATCTATAACTCAGATTGGGATATTGGAAATGATGAGTTAAACGGCATAACTCTGCGAGATTATCAGATAGAGGCTGCTAAAAAACTTTTGAGCATGGGGAGGGGAGTTGCTAAGATGGCAACCAACTCTGGCAAGACAGAGGTCATGGCTGTTATTATCAAAAAATTATCTCTTCCAACAGTTGTGATTGTGCACCGTAAGGAGTTATTATATCAGACTGCCGAGAGACTTAGCAAGAGGATAGGTTGCAAAGTAGGCATGATAGGGGATGGTGTAGCAGATATGCAGGATATAACGGTTGCTATGGTGCAAACATTGAGCAATCGTAACATAGACTTTTCCAATAATAAAGTTTTAATAGTGGATGAATGTCATCATATATCCTCTGACCAGATGTTGAATGTGGTATTTAGAATACCTGGGGAATATAGATTTGGGTTCTCTGGAACTCCCCTGAAGCATGAGGTTCTATCTGACCTGAAGTTAATTGCTGCGACTGGAGAGGTTCTGATAGATATTTCCAATAAATATTTGGTAGATTCTGGTTATAGTGCTAAACCAAAGGTGCATATAATAACTGTGGAAAGTACCGATATTGATGAGTGGGAGACCTCTTATTTTGAGGCATATGAATCATTTATAGTAAACAATACTAAAAGGAATGCAATCATTGCTGAGATAGCGAGTATTTCCAGTGGTACGGTGCTGATTTTGGTTGAGAGAATAGAGCATGGGGAGATATTACATAGCCTTATACCTGGGTCTGTGTTTGTGAATGGCTCTATGGATACGGAATATAGGAGAGGTGTTTTGGAAAATATGAAAAGTGGTGGGGTGTTCATAGCAACTCCTATATTTGATGAGGGTATTGATGTACCCTCCATAAGCACTCTCATTGTTGCTTGTGGAGGCAATTCCAGTAATAAACTACTTCAGAGACTTGGTCGTGGTATGCGCAAAAAGGTATATGAGAATGTTATCCAGGTATATGACTTCTTGGATGATACTAACCAATATTTGTTCAAACATTCTGATAAAAGAATTGAGACTTTCATAGAGGAAGGATTTGAGGTGGTAAAATATGGATAATGAATTGAAAGTGAAAACAGAAATAGAACAATTTCATGAATTAGCAAATATTACTAGAAAGTTGGATATTCCAATAACTATGAGTGTCAATTCAATTGTATCATTATCAGATGAAATAGATATCCTACAAGAACAGATTAAAACTTTGAAGTCTGGGCATTTGGTTTTTAGTGATGGTTATGAAAATAAATGGATAAAACAAGAAGATTACAATGCCCTGTAAGCCAAACTGGAGGCAATGACCGAAAATATACGAGTATTTCAACATCGCGGCGATACTTTGCAAGCCAAGTTGGATATTGTGAGGGAGGCAATAAAGAGAGCAAAATTCGAATTATGGGGCATGCCAGGACGTGCCGATCATATCCTTGAAGATGCACTGGAAAAGATAAAGGAGGCATAAATGAGCGAAGAATTGAAATTATGCTCACATTGTGGACATGAGGGAGAAATAAAATTATATCCATGCAATCAGAAATGGGTGAGTTGTCTGAATCCAGATTGTTCTGCAATGCTACCATTTGAGTCTTGGCAACGTCGCCCCATTGAAGATGCCCTCCGCAAGCAGCTGGAAGAACAAAGCCACAATTTGGATATTGCAATTGGACAGAATGAAATAATCGATGCCCAATTAGAGGCGGCGATTGGAGCACTGAAAAGTATGTCTAATCAGGCTACGTGTCGGGTTTACGTTAGAGAAAAACTTGCCGAAATCGAGCGAATAGGGAAGGAGGCTGGAGATGTTAAGCCGAAAGACGATTGAGTTATTGATTAAAGTATTGATTTATTATGATGGTGGCGAATGGTATGAGCCAAAAGAACGCGCAGATATTGATATTGCCACTCTAGAACTCGAAGCCGCGCTGAAAGAATTGGAGGCGACCAATGCTTCGAATGATGATATTGAAATTATAAAAGCCAATCTCGAATTTCTACAGAACGCCAAAGATGAAATATTTACTATGTTTGAAGAAGTTCGCAGCAATTTTGATGGTAGTGATTATCAACAAGGCGAAAAAAATGGGTTGCGAATTGCTTTATCGATATTAGGGAATGTTGAAATGATAGATTTCAATCGCGGCAATTCAAGGGCAAGAGAAGGACTAGGCAAAAACGAACGAATCTCCTCCTTGCCATCGGAAACTATTTGACGATTGTTTTCAATACGAATGAAAGGATGAGAGATGGAAGAAACCGAAGATTTATCTCATGTTGAAGAATTTATAGACGAAATATTGGATGTTCTTGATTTGGGGAATGCCGATGGGGGATATGGGGAAACTATTTATGGATTGTCGCGTGGGACTGATAAACAAGAACAACTTAGAAAAATTCGTGATATTGTGAAGAAATATTTTTCTGGCATTTGATGGTATTTATGACGAAAAAATGAACAAACTTTTATATTACTTCGTGTTGGTCATATTAACTATATTCGCTGTAATGCAGGGGATATGGGGATTGTTAAAGAAATGGAGTGTGAAATGCCGATAGCAGATGCGAGCCAATATTCACCCGAGGAAATGTTCAAGAAGATGCATCCTGAAATGGAGAGTAAAATGAATGACGAAGATATAAATCCAACTTTTCCAGAATTAGAGGGTAGTTGGATTCGCAAAGAAAACTACGACGCCCTGCAAGCCAAATTGGATGAATGTGAACTGGCGCTGGACGATATGCGCTTAGGTAAGGCAATCGCAGAGAGTAAGTTGGATGATGCGAGGGAGGGACTGATGGATATAAACGCGGAATTCGTGGGTACACCAGCCGGAATTATTGCAAGAGAAACGCTGGAAAAGATAAAGGAGGCATAATATGGATGATTATCCACAGATTGTGTCATATTATATAAGTGCTACGAGGAAAGTATTTGGGCATGGCATTCGGGTTAGTCCAAGTAATTATTCTAAGTTCAGGGTATTGGAGGATGATTTGCGTGATGTTGGTGCTGATTCTAGAGTATATGCCTATACAGTTATGACTATGCTTAAGGATTGGGCACAGAAACGTAATATGAATTTCTTGTCAGTTAATATGTTCTGTGGGGACTTTGCATTCAAGAAATTCTTGAAGGTTTGGAAATCCAAGACTGTGGTTATAGAGCATAATCCAGAGATTGAATTAATTCATTCGGAGAAGATGGTTGCAGAAACATATATTTCTAGTAATCTTGTTCTTGGCAGTAATAAATCATTTGAAGATGCGGTCAAAGAACTGAGACCATTGTTATCAAAAGAGTGGTTGGAAATGTTTAAATCTGGTAAATACCGACCTTGTACCGATGAGGTATTAGAGGATTTATGCTCAAAGTACAAGGTCTTATATGCTAGGGATTATCATATGTTGTTGGAAAAGATCACGCAGGGACAGGTCTTTAACAAATTGACCACCAAGTTTGTAAAAGATGCAAGACCATTACGAGTTCGATAGAACTTTTCGCATAAAGATTTTAGCGTGTTTACTAGATCCTGTCTGGTATAGCATGCATTCTACTATTATCAAGCCAGAGTATTTCCCATTGGAGGATGAGTCAGAATTCGTAACAGCGATTGATAGATATCATGAGCAGTATTCCCGTATACCTTCAGATCCATATGACTTGGAGGTATTAATTACCAATTCTGATGGCATAGAATTAATTCATATAGTATTTGATACATATGAGCAATATGACTTATTTCTTGCAGCGGATAAAGCATTAGAGTTTGCCAAACAACAAGCTGTGAAGTTAGCTATTCTTCAATCGGTTGATGATATAGATACAGGAGATTTATCACTTATTGTAGACAGAATGAAGGATGCTTTGGCAGTTGGTTCTGATATGGGTTCTATAGGTTTAGATCCATATGCAGATGTGGATAAATGGCTGTATGATTATTGGAAGGATAAAGTTAGAACTGGTTGGTTACACATAGATAGAGCACTAGAGGGAGGATTATCTCCAGGAGAGTTGGGAGTTATACTTGGTCCTCAACATCGTGGCAAGAGCATGTCTTTGATTAATTTAGGTTTTGGTGCTGCTTCTATTGGTTCGGGTAAGAATGTTGTTCATATAACTCATGAGATGAGTGTGGCTCAAACAGCAAAACGCTATGCAGCTAGAACTGCATTTAGATTTCCAAATGTGGATGATAATCTAGATGATTACAGTGATGAGTTATATAAGGCTGCTCATAGATTAATAACAGGTAAAATAAGAATATTAGGAGCAACTGATGTAAAGAAATCTGCTGGTAGTATGAGTGTTGTGGATGTTCGTTCCAGACTTGCAACATTGCAAAATAGTGGATTTAATATTGATTTGATAATAGATGATTATGCTGATCTGCTTAAACCTTCTAGACGTTTCAAGGAGAGAAGGTTTGAATTGTCTGATATATATCAATCATTGCGTGAATTAGGAGGGGAATTTGGTTGTCCTATTTGGACTGCATCACAATCTAGCAGAGCTTCTCATTCTAAAGAGATTATAACAATGCAGGACATTGCAGAGGATATAAATAAGGTTTCTATTGCCGATGTGATAATATCACTTTGCCAGACCAAGGAAGAGCATGACTCTAATTTATGCAGACTTTTTACTGCTAAAGTCAGGGATAATAGTAGTGGTGTAACATTTGGTGCAAAGTTTTATTCAAAAATGCAAGCCATTATTACGACCGGAATTGCCGAAAAGAAAGTGAATGAAAAAGATGCTTAGAATAGATTCCTTTATTAATAGATATTTTCCAGAGGCTATGGCATATGGTAGTCCGATCACGGACATGGCTGTGAATTGTCCATTCTGTGGGGATACTAAGAGGCATCTAATGATAAGCCTGAATAAAGAGGTATGTCATTGTTTTAAGTGTGATTATAAAGCCTCTTGGATTAGTCTTGTAATTATTATAACTGGACTGTCCTATTATAAGGCATTGAATGAGTTATATTACCAGCCAAAGTTATTAGACACTGACTCCATAATAGCTAAGTTACATAATATTTCCAATAAGTTGGAGACTAAGGGTAATATTGCAGAATTGCCAAAGGATTTCAAGTTATTGACAAATAACAATTTAATTGCAGCTAGGATGATCAAGCAATATCTCTCACATAGAGGATTTGATGAGTATTATTGGCAGAAGTATAATCTTGGTATGTCAGAGACATATCCTATGAGAGTTATCATTCCAATAGAACACGGATATTGGCAGGGTAGATCTATTGTTAATTGGAATGAGCCAAAGTATATCAATCCGAAAGCCAGTGCCAGGAATGTAATATTCAATGCTGAAGCCTTGGAAATGTCTGATGAGATAGTGGTCTGCGAGGGAGCATTCTCCGCTATGGCTGTTGGTAGTAATGCTATAGCTCTTATAGGTAAAGAAGTTACAAAGGAAAAATTGCAGCGCATAATTAACTCTAATGCCAAACGGATAATAATTGCCTTGGAGCTAGGAGCTTTCAACAGTATGCAGGTTCTTATGGAAACAGTCTATATGCATGATAAAGAGGTAATCGTTTGGAAATATAATGCAGGAGATCCGGCAGACTCTACGAATTTTGAAATCATAAACTATAATCTTAAGGAAAATATTTTGTTGCGATGGTGAGGAAGATATGAGTAGATTAGAACCTAGTATGGGAGTTGAGATTATAAATGATATTCGCCTTGCACATACATGGTATGAGGTATCTGTGTTAGAGAATTTTATCAAAGAGCAAAAACCCAAATACTTTATCGAGATTGGAATTCATGAGGGTGGACTATCTTATGCATTAATACCGAAATTATCTTGTTATTATATTGGGATAGAAATAAATTGTGAAGTGATTAGACATGAAGTTATAAAAATATATGAAGATTATATTATGACTGCCACTCTCATGTGTTTTGATTGTTTCAATCTTGTTATATATAATCATCTTATTGGATTAGATAATAAGATTATTTATTGCGATGGTGGAAATAAAGCACTGGAATTATCGCATTTCAAGTCTTCTTGTAATCTTGGTGATATTATCATGGCTCATGATTTTCATGATGGGATTAGACAAGTAAGAGATATTCCAACAGAGTATTTGCAACCTGAGATAAGGTTGGATGATGTACAGGTTTATGAAAGTGATCCAATGTTCGAGCGTTTATCAGAGGATATATTCAAGGAAACAAGAATTATTGGATGGAAAAGAATAGGAGAATGATATGCCAGGATTATTGCCTGATTGGAGAATAAAACAACTTGTTGAATTGCAGGGCATGATATATCCGTTTATCGAAAAGCAGGAACAGTTAGGTGGGTTTGATGAATTTTCAGATAAAGTTATCTCATTTGGGTTATCATCCTATGGTTATGACATGCGTGTGGCAGGTGAATTCAAGATATTCAATAATGCCAATTATGGGATCATAGATCCAAAAGATTTTATGGAAAGTGCCTCTGTAATAAAAAGTATGGGAATGCCTGTGGTTATACCTCCAAACTCATTTGCTCTGGCATGTTCTGTAGAATATTTCAAAATACCTCGCAATATTATGTGTTTATGCATAGGTAAAAGTACATATGCCAGATGTGGGGTATTAGTGAACGTGACAGCATTTGAACCTGAATGGAAAGGTTATGTGACAATAGAGATTTCCAATACTACACCTTTACCTGTCAGGATATATCCATTTGAAGGTATAGCTCAGGTATTATTCTTTGAAGTTGAAAAAGAGTGTGCTGTATCTTATGCCGATAAGAAGGGTAAATATCAGGATCAATATGGTATAACTCTTCCAATTGTATAGGTTGCTTAATATTTGAAAAAGGAGTATAATTGGGAAAATGGTAGTTACGGATGGTGTTCATTTAGTTTCAAAAGACCTTGCAGAGCTGCACGAATTTGCCGCAAGGTGTGGCATAAAACGATGTCATTTCCAAAGTGGTAGAAAACATAGATATCCCTAAATTTATTGGGTGGAGTTTATTGGTAAATCGCGGTGCTTGGTTAGTCACTACTAGAGAATTATTAAATTTTCTAAAAATATAATTTGATGAATAAGAGTGGTATTTATTGGATAAGAAATAAAATTAATAATCATATTTATATAGGATCATCTATAAATATGATTGGTAGGAAACATAAGCATTCTCGTTTGTTAAATAGGAAAGCACATGAAAATAGTCATTTACAAAATGTGTATAATAAATATGGTCTCAAGAATTTTAGATTTAAAATATTAATAATCTGTGATCCAAATATGTTATTATTCTATGAGCAACAATTTTTGGATTATTTTCATCCTCAATATAATATATGTCCAACTGCTGGTAATAATGGAGGTCATAAATGTTCTGAAGAAACTAAAAGAAAAATATCTTTGGCACATATAGGATATAAATTCTCTAAAGATGCCAAGAAGAATATGTCTATTGCACAAATGGGACACAAACGAAAAGGATGGAAATTATCAAAAGAAACAAAAAAGAAAATATCTATTGCGCGTAAAGGGCATATGGTATCTGAAGAAACAAAAAAGAAAATATCAAAATCAAATGTTGGACAAAAACGTTCTGAAAATACCAAACATAAAATATCAGAATGTTTGATAGGTAATAAAAATAGTAAAGGACGTAAATGGTCTGATGAGGATAAACGTAAAATATCAGAACGTATGAAAGGTAATAGGAATTGGGACAATGGATATAATGATTGGAAATAATTTAAATCTGCTCCTGTGGCTTAATGGTAAAGCAAACGGCTGTTAACCGTGAGATTGCAGGTTCGAATCCTGCCAGGAGCGCAGACCAATTGTCTATATTGGGTCTTTACTTTTTCATAAAAAGGAGTATAATGATATTATGAAGTCTTGTTTTGAGAAGACCAATTGTCTAAGCAATATCTGTTTTACCCTTGCTTTTTTGGAGATGTAGTAGTATAATGAGTTTAACCTAATAAGGAGGATGAATGAAAACACTGGATGTCAAATTCACTCGCAATCCCAAGTTTACCCCAGTCAACCTAACTGATCGACAAATGTCACGTATAGAGTGGCTAGTCAAGGCTACATTTGCCAGGCACCTGCCTCGCTATGTTATGGGGGATTGGGAAATCCATTCTGGTAAGGATGCACTTGCCAGTTTGACTACAAAATGGTTTGCACCCTATTGGATGTTTGAACATATATCTGGCATACCTGAAGATAAGATAGTACCACAGCGTAAAATTGCTCATGATCATGTTATGCTCTGGCTGACTGGTGATTGTGCCAAATATTTTGTTTCATGCTGGAATTATCTACTTGCAGTCGCCAGGAATAATGGTGAATTGCACAATGCAGAAAGACATTCTCGTGCTTATTATGCAGAGAAATATTCAGGGTATAACTAGGAAGGGATAACCGAATAAGGAGGCTGAAATGACAATAAAAGTAATATTGAATTATACGAATGATAAAGCCAGGGGGTTGAAATGGTTATTGGGTAAGAAATATGGGAAAAGAAAATCATTGGAAGCTTTGATAAAGTTGGCTGCCAATGATATTGCTTTAGAGGAAGCCAAAAAAGAAGTTGAAGAAAGTTTAAAAAGAATTTAGGAGGCTAAAATAGTAAAATATATAACATATTGCTCTTACTAATAGTCTGTATTAACTCATATTTGTGGGATAAAGAGGCTGAAATGATAAATAACCAGACAAGCAAGTTTAGTGCAATAGAGAATGATGAGCTTTTCCAGGAATTACAAGGTTTAGTAAATTGGTTTGCTTATCATGGATCGAATCCGGAAAATGTTATGTTAAGTTTCGACGATGTCAGACAAGAGTTGATGATAGAGCTGATGAAGGGTTTGCGATATTACGAGGATAAACCATTACCGGAGAAGAGAAAACTTGTCAAGACAATGATGGATAGGAGAGTTAAAGAGTTGCATTATCGTTATTATGTTACCCATCGTGGTTTGGGTAACAGTGCTGTACAGTTGGATGATATAGAGTTCGTTGCCGAGACGGTGGCGACGGATGCTGACAGTCATGAGTTCATAGAGACTTTATCAGAAAAACTCTCTCTTGAATCCAAAAAGGTCTTGGAAGTCATTATAAAACCGAGCAGTGCTATGGCTGCAACTCTGTCACTATCGGCACTGCGATATAAGCAGTTGAATAAAGTTCGCAATCGTAAACCCTGGTATCTTATTCAGCCCTGGCACGTTGCCGAGGTTTTGGGGATGGACATAAGGAAATGCCGATTATGTTTCAATGAGATACGATTAGCAATGAGTGGAGGCTGAAATGATATATAAACTCATAATACGTAAGAAAATAGAATATCAAAAGTCATTTAGGGAACAAATTTTGCCATTTATGATCTCTAATCCAACTACGGATTTAATTAATCAAACATGGGCAGCATTTATACGGGCATGTTATGATGATGGAGATGATATTTCTAAAAAGGAACTATACCGTTGGACTAGAGAAGGTTTTATTAGTCAAAAGACCAGATATTGGAATATGAGACATACTGGAGGCTAAAATGACTGATAAACCGAAATATCCAAACATCGAAGTTGAATTGTCGGGTAAAGATGGCAATGCGTTTGCCATTTTAGGTAGGGTGAAAACAGCCATGCGTAAGGCAAACGTTCCCGTTGCAGATATTACTGAGTTCCTTTCTGAAGCGATGGCAGGTGATTACGATGACCTTCTTCAAACCTGTATGCGTTGGGTAGAGGTATTATAATGTTAACTGATCTGGACTGTGTAAAGATATTTGAGAAACCTGAGTTATTGGAAATCGCAAAGGAATTAGATATTGCCATTGATATATCTGTTCCTTATACGAAAATTTATGGTCTCATCATGGATGACATAAAGGATAAGGGAGTGCCAGAGATTGACGAAAGTATATCTGATTTGCTTGGCTCTTTCCTTGTTACAGTTGGTTTCGTTGATGAAGATGGCAATCTATTGGAAATAAATTCCGAGGGAGAGGAGGAGGAACAAATAAAGCCACCCTGCTGGTCATTCCACAGCGAGTATGACCCTGCATGTCAGGGTTGTAAAGTAAAAGGTAGATGTGAACTCGCACGCATAACCAATAGACCGGAATGTTTTGGCAGGTATGAGGCAACTGATGATAATTGCAAACAGTGTTTAGAATTAACCGAATGTAATAAAATCCAGTTTGCTGGAATTAATCAATAATCTAACAAAAGGAGAGTAACAAATGGTTATCAAAAGGCGTTTAATCCGTCGCAAGCCAGTTGAGGAAGAAGTCGAGGACGAAGAAGTAGAGGAAGTGGAAGACACCGAGGTGGAAGAGGATGAGGTGGATGTCGAGGAAGAAGATGAGGATTATGAGGAAGAGGGTGAGGAAGAAGAACCTCAACCTGTCAAGAAACTCGTATCTCGTGGCATCGCTCCGAGACCTGTTGCCAAACTCCCTATGGTTCAAGCCAAACCTGTTCCCAAACAACTGAAGTTGGAAAAGGTTGAGGAAGAAGTGGCACCTGCCAAGACAGTCAAGGTTATGAAAGTTGAAGAGACTGTGGTTGCCTCTGTCCTGATGGAAGCCATGAAGCAGTTGGCTGATGGAAAGGTTATGATCGTTACGAACCTGGGAAATGGCAAGTTCAGTATTGGTCATTCGGACAATCTTCCCACTGGTGCAACTAGTAAACTGCGTGGCAATGCTTACTATGATGCTGTGGTAAGTCCTGAGTACGAGAAGTGGTCTGCTGAATGGAAAACCAAGACCTACGAGGAGAAGGTGAGGTTTGCTCAGAAGAAGAAAATCACCTGGGATGAATATCCTAATCCTAAGGTGGACGTGATCCGTCTGACTGAAGCAGTTCGGACTGCACTAGGGATCGAGAAATATCGTCCAGAATATCGGACGAGGGCATCTCGCGCAGCTCTTCGTGGTGGATAAATAATTCAATATATGATCACACTGGGAGACTCAAAAGGTCTCCCAGCAATTCTTTTGGAGAGTGAAGAAATGAATAAACAAGTAAGGGTTGCCATAATCGGTGTGGGTAACTGTTGTTCATCTCTGGTTCAGGGAGTGCAGTTCTATCATAATATTAAAGAGGGTGCCGAGATTCCTGGATTAATGCATGTGAATTTAGGTGGTTATCATATCAATGATATAATGTTTACGGCAGCATTCGATGTTGTAGAGGGGAAGGTTGGTAAGGACTTATCGGAGGCTATTTTCGCCTATCCAAATAATACATATAAATTCTGTGATGTGCCATACTCTGGTGCATTGGTTTATAGAGGAATGACTCTTGATGGTCTAGGAAAATATCTGTCTGAGATATTAAAGAAAGCTCCTGGTCCGACAGCTAATATTGTTGAAATCTTGAAAGAGACCAAAACAGATGTTGTAATAAATTACTTGCCTGTTGGTTCTGAGGATGCTACTAGATGGTATGTTGAGCAGATATTAGAGGCAGGTTGTGCTATGATAAATTGCATTCCTGTGTTTATTGCTAGTTCTAAGTATTGGGCAGACCGATTTTCCGAGAAAGGATTGCCTGTCATTGGAGATGATATCAAGAGTCAGGTAGGAGCCACCATAGTTCATAGGGTACTAACTACTCTGTTTGAGGATAGAGGAGTTTATCTGGATAGAACCTATCAATTGAACTTTGGGGGCAATACTGATTTCCTTAATATGTTGGAGCGCGAGCGTTTGGAATCTAAGAAGATTTCCAAAACCAATGCTGTGAAGAGTATGTTATCAAGGGAGATAGCTCCCGATGACATTCATGTTGGTCCAAGTGATTATGTTCCCTGGCTCACAGATCGTAAGTTCTGTTATATCCGTATGGAGGGAACAACCTTTGGAAATGTTCCTCTAAACCTCGAGTTAAAGCTAGAGGTATGGGATTCTCCCAATTCAGCAGGAGTTGTCATTGATGCAGTCCGCTGTGCAAAGTTAGCTTTGGATAGAGGTCAATCTGGGTCATTGGCTCTGCCGTCAGCTTACTTTATGAAAAGCCCGAGCATACAGTTTGAGGATGGTTTGGCTAGGGACAGTCTTGAAGAGTGGATTCGCAATGGAAATGTATCAACATCCTAGTGGTGTGTGGTTGAGGAAAGATACCCACGATAAGTATGTGGTAGGTCAGATATCACAATATAAACTGTTGGATATTACACCTGGATGTAGAGTGTTGGATATTGGTGGGCATATAGGTTTATTTTCCAGATATGCTGCTAATAGGGGTGCAGGTTATGTATTAGCCATTGAGCCTCATCCCGGTAATTGTGATATGTTTATGCTGAATCTAAAGAATTATGATTGTGTTGAGTTGATAGAGGCTGCTGTTGTTTCTAATAATTATAAACAGAAAACTATGAAATTATATGAGAGCAACACAGATACCAGTGCACACTCACTCGTTCCTACCAGAGGACGTAATAAGATGGTTGTCAATACCATACATTTCGGTTATGCATTGGTTGAAGCACAACCTAGTGTTGTGAAGATTGACATTGAGGGTTATGAGTATGATTTGCAAGATGAGATTCTTGGATTATTTCCAAAGAATAATATTAAATCATTTGCCATAGAATTTCATCTAAATAGAAAAGACTGGCGACAGAAAGCCAGGGAATTTGTAAAACAAATAGAGAAGATTTATAAACCTGTACGGATTGCCAATATTACTGAGAGAGCCTGGAACGCTACAGGGGTTTGGTGTATAAATGGGTAACTTATTACCTAAACTCACTATAAAACGCTCCTGTCTCTTCCTGGAATACAATGTAGAGGGTGGGATATGGCTCACAGGGATTTAAATACCGTCGACCATTTATCCACCGAACAGCACTGGGATAACTTTGCCGATTTCTGTTATTATGATATGTTATCGGGTGGTCCAGACGCTCACCTAACTCTGGCAGGTTATATGAGTAAGGATTTGCCTTTGCGTGAGCGGTTATGGCATGCTGGGGTTTATGTTGGTGTATACAATGTTCCAACTGCTGAAATCATTTGGTCGACCTTCTCTCATAAGGATATGATGAAGATATCCCACAAGGATTTGACTTATTGGCTAACAGAGAATTGGAAAGGTATAACTACTCGCACCGAACGCAAGTGTGTGCGAGTGCCAGCCAATATGGCATTCTACTTTAAGAATTATGCTGAGTGGGTAGACTCATATCCTTGGAAATCTCTACAAGCATATACACCAGAGCAAAGATATGAGAACTTATGGGTAGAATCACAAAAGTCTGTGAAGTTCCTTGGCAGATATAGTGGCTTCAAGTTATTAGAATATTATACAAAATGGTGTGATATTCCCATTAAACTGCCAGATATAAGACCTATTGGAGGGTGGTCTCCTCGTAGTATGTTATCTATTTTGTATCCAGATTATAAAGATATTTTATTAGGAGATGATTCACCAAAGAACATTGCTACAATAAATGATATATCTAATAATCTATTAGATTGGCTTAATAGTCATAAGGGTACAAAGTGGATAAATGGCATGGACTTATATAAAATGGAGGTATTCCTATGCGACTATAAGCAGTGCTATTTTGGTAGAAGGCAATACCCTGGCAGGTCTCAGGACTCTGAAATACAATATCATGAGAAAATATCAGCCTATTGGGACTATGACTTTGAGATGATAAGAGCCAGGAGCGAGATATTTCCAAATTGGACATTGGGGGAGAAGAATGGTTGGACTAATGTTAGGAAAGAGTTAGGGACGGTGTTATATGATTATGGTTACATGTGGTCGGACTCATTATATGATTATAAAAATACTCTGGACTTGTCGGTACCAACTCCGAAAGTGTGCAAGATATGAAGTTCTATGCTATCTTACCTGATAATTTATATCAGAGAGGGGAATTCATCAAGGCAAGTTTAGATGAGAAACTAGCAGCATTGAAATCCATAGGAGCGGATGTGATAGTCAATGTTTGGACTCATGAGGATAAAGAGATTATTCCCTACTTGGATGAGTACATTTATTACCCTATGACGGATGGAAATAACTTTGATCCTCTTGAATTGATAGATTTGGCAGAGTATGTTGCCGATGTGATTTGGTCTGGGCACTGTGTTATTATACACTGTCATGCTGGCAGAAATCGTAGCAGTCTGGTAAGTGCTCTGGTGCTAAGAGAGTTATATGATATGACCGGAGAACAAGCTATGGATTGTGTCTGTGTTTGCAGACCTAATGCCTTTGGAAATAAATACTTTGCAGACTTCTTGAAAGGATTACCGAGACCGAATGATAATTAATGTCAGAGGTACGTCAGGCTCAGGAAAAACATATACAGTTAGAAAGTTCATGGATTTCTATGGTCCAAGCACTATGATAAATGATAATGATGGAAAACCTATTGCGCATGTTATATTTTATAATATGATGCCTGTATATTTCATAGGTTCCTATGCTAATGTATGTGGAGGATGTGATAATGTTCCTACTCAGGATATGATATGTAGTCTAGTGAGACATTTTTCACAATTTGGTCATGTCATTTTCGAAGGTTTAATTATGAGTCATAGTTATGCTCGGTATGCTGCTTTGTGGAAAGAATTGACAGAACTATGTATACCATTTATATTTGCTTACATGGATACATCTCTTCAGGATTGTCTTGAAAGAGTTAAACAGCGCAGATTAGATAAAGGTAACACGAAAGAATTCAATCCTCAGAACACTATCTCTGCTTATGATAGTATATGGGGAACTATGAAGAAATTTCAAGATGCTGGTGTAGATACGACCATAATTAAGCATAAAAAAGATCCAATTATGCAGATCATAAATTTGCTGGATAAAGATAAAGAATTGCGATTCGACTATAGCTATAGAGAAGAGAAATTTCGATGAAAAATATTTATATGGAACTTCTTCGATGGTTTTGGTATTATATAAGTGAGCGACATTCAATTTGGATAAGGCGAGATAGAGGAGATTCATTCCCATGGACTGAGGATGAAATACTTTCTACATATAAATTCTGTAATGTATTTCGGGAATTGGACAAAGGCACAATCTGGTGCAGAAAAAATATCCGTGAGCCATATGCCAATCATCCCGAGTTATTCTTCAATATTGCTGCATATAGACTTTACAATCTGGTCTCCACAGCCACTGAGATAATGGAAAAAGTTGGCTTTATAGAGAAACAGAGCCAATTAAATGATGTTGTGAAAGTGGTGCGTGCTAGAAGAGCAAGAGGGGAGCGGATATTCACTGGTGCACACATGATAACTGGCACATTGGGTGGAGATAAGATTCATCAGATATTCGAGATATGTTTGCCAAAGTTATGGCAGAATAGGCGACTACTGGAGCCTATTGATGGCAACACCTTGGAAATCGCATTCAATAGATTATGCAGTCACACACCTGGATATGGTCCGTTCACGAGTTATGAGGTTATCACAGATCTGAGGCATACCAGATATTTACAGAATGCCTCAGATATAATGACCTGGGCTAATCCTGGTCCAGGAGCAAAGAGAGGAATTTGCAGACTGTTAGGATTACAGGTGAGAACTACGAATGGTGGAACTCCATCTTTGGAAATAAGACATCAATATCCAAAGAGAGAAGAATATATTGAATATATGAAATTTATCCTAAATATATCCGGAGTTTATCTAAATTCTTGGATTTCACCATTAGAAATGAGGGACGTGGAACATTCACTCTGCGAATGGGATAAGTATGAGAGAACAAGACTAGGTGAGGGTAGACCTCGCTCTAAATATGTCCCACCGCATTTGCGACAAGTTTAGTACATCAGGAGAAATAAATGGACGGAAAATTATCTATTGAAATACCTAAACAATATCTATTAATCATAGCAGTACATGGAAATATGGGAGATGGTGAATTACCAGATATAATGCGTATTTGGGCACAAAATGAATGCAGACGTTTAGGTATTGAAAAGCAACTTATTGAACTTCAGAATGACCATCTACGAGAATTAGAGAAACGTATGAGGAATGTATTAGGGGATGATGTAATGGATAAATTGACAACAAATATTAAAAAGGTTGCTAAAGCAATAAGTGATACAAAATAGAAAATAAATTTATGATTGGCAAACTAATATATTTTAGGAACATGGATAAGAAGGGATTATTAACTGAGGTGGTGGTCAATAAAATCATACATGATTTTACAGTAAAAATGCATTATCCTCCAAAGGAGATTGTAGCCAGGAGAGAGGATGTTGGTGATGATATTATTGATATGGTTACTTCAGTGAATAAGGGGTTACAGTTAGGACATGTCCTTGTATATCCAATAATAAATAGAGAACCAATGCGATTTCAGGGAGAGAGGACGCCTGTATGAATAAAGTAGTTGTGACGAAAGAGGAATTTGAAAAAATACTTTTACAGGCTTGTAATATAAAAGATCTTGTAGATCTCATAAAGGAAATCACTGATTTGGTATATGATAAAAATCAGGATTATGGTGATGCATGGCAGCGATATGGTATCTTCACTCCGCTCATCCGCATCAATGACAAAATCCTACGTATTGAGAAATTATCAGATGGACGTCATGCACTTATAAATAATGAGAATATTGAAGATACCTTGAAAGATATTGTGGGTTATGCAGTGTTAGCTCTAATGTGGTTGCATAATATTAAATTACTATCGCAGTCTAAATTTCCCAATGATGATGATCCTAAAGAACTTGAAAAAGAATTTGATAATATGATTGAGCGATTACGATATCATGAACCCAGGAAAGAATAATCCTATTTGTAGAGAATGTAAACTCTGGGAGAACTGTTCCTCACCATTTATGAAGCCAGATGGTTCCTCATCATTTATCACGAAAGCTCTTGTTATAGGTGAGGCTCCAGGTGAGGAAGAGGATTTAGTTGGTAAACCATTCGTTGGTAGGTCTGGAACATTATTGCGCACCGCTATTGATGGTATAGGTTTATCTAAGGATGATGTTGTATATACTAACATAGTACGGTGCAGACCTTCAAATAATAAGATTTCCAAGGTAGCAATAAATTTCTGTAAAGCGTTTGCTATTCAGGATATCGAAGAATATAAGCCAAAATTCGTTCTCCTTATGGGAAATAGTCCCTTGGAAGGTATATTAGGGGAGACAGGCATAACAAATTGGAATGGAATAATTATAAAGAAAAATGGTAGAAAATATTTGCCTTTATATCATCCTGCATATATACTTAGGAATCCAGGTGCAACGGATGATTGGTTGACTGGATTCCTGTCTATGGAAGATAGTGATGTATCTTCTAGCGAATATAAATTGGTTGTACCTAGAAATCTTAAAGAAGTCAAGGATATGCAGGATGAATTGGTGCTTTATAATTATATTGCCTATGATACTGAGGTAATATCTCTCAATCCTTTCTCTGTTGGTAGCATCCTGTTAGCAGTTTCCTTTGCTGTTCCAGATAAAAAATTTGCTGTTCCTATTGACCATAAAGATAGTTGGTTTAAAGGAAATGGAAATGTTAAAGATATAATCATAAATATATTGAAGACTCATGATAATGCTATCATTGGGCATAATCTGAAATTCGATCAGATGCAGTCTGTTAAACATCTAGGAGTGAAGTTTAGTGGTTGTGCTGATACAATGCTAATTAGTCATATGCTTGATAGCCGGCAAGGGATACATGGTCTGAAGAGATTGGCTGGCGTATATTGTGGGATGTATGGTTATGATAGAGAGTTGGAGGCATATAAATTATCTCATCCTGAGGCTAATCCTGATAAGGGTGGTAACTATGGAGAGATACCTTTGGAAATATTATTGCCTTATGCTGCCAATGATGTCGAGGCAACCACCAAATTGTATTTAGCATTATACAATAAATTGACGATTAAACAGAAATATATACATGAAGAGATGATTATGAAGTTCAGTGATATGCTATGTCAGGTGCAATGTAATGGTGTGGTATTAGACTCTGATATGGCACATTGGTATAAGGCACTTTATAATACTTTTCATGATGATATGTATCAAGGACTTCTAAGCAATAAATATGTAACCAAATTATGGGTAAATCATAAGGATAAGAAGGGTTATATATTCAATCCTAACTCATCCGTGCAACTCTCGGAATTATACTTTGATATTTGTAAGATACCTGTGGTAGAATATACTCCAACAGGGAAACGCTCTACAAAAGCAGAACTCTTCAAGATTATGGAAGACAAATTTCCAATATTATATCAGGTTAGGCAATATAAATTATTAGGGAAAATGTTATCTACTTATCTTAATCCTGCCACAGATGGTTCTTGGTTATCTAATGATGGTAGAGTGCGGTCAACATATAATCTACATGGAACAAAGACTAGTCGTATATCTAGTAGTAATCCAAACCTTCAGAATATTCCAACTCCAGAGAAGGAACCTGGAACTTTATTGGAATATAAACCTATAAAGAATGTCTTCACGCATTCCTATATAAACCATGCAGCAAAAGGTTATGTAGATAGGTATTGTGATGGAGTAACGCTATCGGCAGATTATTCTGGTGCAGAATTGCGAGTATTTGCCAGTCTTTCTAGATGTAAACCTATGATAGATATACATAAAAGTGGTAAGGATTTCCATTCTTGTATTGCTATTATGACTATGGAAGGTAAATACCCGAGTGAGATAACTATGGAGGATATCAAGGCTCTTCCAAAGGCTGTGAGATATATCTATAAGTGGACAAACTGGACTCTCTTATATGGTGGTGGTATTGGTACTCTTATCTCTATGTATAATATTAAAGAGGATAAAGCCAAAGAGGCAGTTAAGAAATATTATGAATTGTTTCCAGAAGTATTAGAATATCGTGAGGAATGTATAGATTTTGCTACGACTCATGGTTATATTGAGAGTCCATTTGGTAGGATAGAGAATCTTCCTGATATAAATAGTCAGGATATGAAGAGGCACAATAAGGCTGTCAGAGAGGCTATAAATATGCCAACACAGTCGGGTGCCTCAGATCTGACTTTATGTTCTGCCCATATTGTTTCTAAGAAAATACAAGAATATAAAGATTTAAGGTCTAAAATAATAAATACGGTGCATGATAGTATAGTTCTAGATGTTCCTAAGAATGAAATATATTCTATTGCTCATATATGCACTGATGCGATGGAAAATATAAAAACTTTGGGTAAAGTACATTTTCCTCATATTGATTTTGATTGGTTAATCTGCCCTCTTAAGGCGAATATAGAAATCGGGACGCATTATGGCTCCGAAATAGGTTTGAAAGAATGGGTTAGTCTCTATGGATGATGATGAATTGCTGATTCAAGCCAAAGGATTACAGTCTTGCGTTGAAATGGTAAATTCTCTTAAAGCACAGAATCAGGAGTTGATAGCAGCCTTAGAAAGGATTGTGTTAGCAAAGTATTGGATTGGCAGAGATTATAAATTATTTGCTGAAGGAATTTTGTTAAAGACAAAGGAGAAATACAATGGCTAAAGTAATTGAGGTTATATTCCCTGGTAAGGAAAAGGTTCTAATCAACCTTGATGAATTATTGGAAATCCATGAGGAGAACCTGGTTGCCGAATATGCCAAACAGGCATCATTATATGCCTATCATGGTACACTATATAATCGGGCTGATAAATCGGTTATGGAATTGGAGGCAGCTAAGGACTCATCTTATGCCGAGTTAGATTTGGCATATCGGGAAGACTTGAAGGATGAGAAGACTACCGAGACTAAAATAAAATCCATGGTATTAACAGATAAAGGTTATGATGAGATTTTGGGAAAGCTGAACTATGCAATTTATCGTAAAGGCATTATGCGTACTCTTATGGATGCTCTAAAAATGAGAGCCGATATGCTGGTCTCTATGGGAGCACATCTCCGTGCAGAGTTTGAACAGACTGGCATGAGCCTTAAAGCAGATAAATGGCTGAAGGATTTCGAAGAAAGTTTGGATAAGATAAAGAATAAACAAGTTTAGTATATTATGACTACTCTACTCATCTCGTGTCGCTTGACAGCACTTTGGCGTGATTTCCGAGATGCAGGGTCGCACCCTTGTCTTGGTTGTCTTGGAGCAAAGGTCGCAACTTAGACGAATGAATGGAGTAATCATAACTAGCCGAGAGGGTTGCATTAAAGACCCGTGAGAGGGAAACCTCTCCTCGGCTACATCTTGCCAGTCTCTGCACCCAACCGAATTCAGCCCCTTTGGGTGGGCAGGTAAAAGGGTCCGAATCCCGGACTGGCACTTGGAAGACTGTCAGAAATCTCATAGAGCCTGGTGACATGGTTGCATAGAGACAAAAATGAGTCCGCAAAGACTGCAAAATCTTATGTAAAGGAGAAATATGGCTACAAAAGTAAGTCCCACCAAACAGGTAAGTAAATTGGATAAACTAAAAGAGCGACTCTCCAAGATCGATATGGGCTTCGGCTCCGGTTTCTTTGGTCCAAAAGAGGGACGCAATGTTATCCGCATTCTGCCTCCTGTGGGCGATATGGAATATTTCTTTCAGACCGTTGGAAGACATTATTTCCCACCCGATGGAAAGAAGAATGTGTATTGTCCCAATTTCACCAGTGATGGAGAGTTGTCTTGTCCAGTTTGTGAATTGGTTACACAACTGAAGACAGCTGGTGAAAAGAAGATGGCTGATGATCTGAAACTCCGTCGTAACTTCTGGATGAATATTATCAACAGAGACGATGTGGGTGCAGGAGTGTTAATTTATACTCCTGGTATCATAGTCTTCAGTGAACTTTCCAGTCTGATCTCAGATCCAGACTATGGTGATATCACAGATATCAATAATGGTTATGATATCATTATTGAAAAGAGTGGTACAGGTAGAGATACCGAATACCATGTTAAACCTCGTCCAAAAGTAACTCCCTTAACCGATGACCAGGATGAACTAGATAATTGGCTGGAAAAAGCCAATGATTTATCCTTTGTGGAGGTTAGTGAAGATCCAGAAGAGGATAAGGAATTATCCAAGGGACATACCCTTTATGTTCTGCCATATGATCGGATTGTGAGGGAATTCCAACTCGATGAATTGACAGAGACAGAAGAAGATGAAGAAGTTGAGGAGGAGGAAGAAGAAGCCGAGGAAGAGGAAGTACCTGTAAAAAAGCATGCCGTAAAAGAAGAGGTTAATTTCCGTCGGAAGCGACGTGCTATCAGAAGGTAATTGATTTGAAAATTTGTCACTTTGCGGACTCACATATTGCTGCAAGTATGGATGGTCCAACGGATCCAGGAACTGGTTTGAATGGGAGAGTACTAGATTTCTTGGATTCGTTGGACTGTTTAATTGATTATTGTATAGATAATGATGCTGATCTAGTATTATTTGCAGGAGATGCATTTCATAAATCTTCTCCAAATACTGTTATATTGAATGAATACACTAAACGCATATATCGTCTCTCCAAACAATGCCCTATTGTTCTTTTGGTTGGAAATCATGATGCTCCTTACAGCAATACTGAAAAAGTATCCTCGATTGAGGTTTATAATTCTTTAAAAATACCAAATATTGTAATTGGAAATAAATATGAAGTCATATCAATAGAAACAAAGAGTGGTATAATACAGATTGCAACATTCCCTTATCCTTCTAGACAAATATTCAAGACTGCAAAAGATATTTCCAATAAAATAAAATCATTGGAGAAATGTATAACTCAATCATCTCCTGCTATATTCCTAGGGCATTTTGGTATAAAGGGTGCCAAAGTTGGCTCAGAAAGTGAATATATCATATCTGATGAGGCACAATTGGAAGTCTCTTGGTTAACCAGAGGTCCTTGGGATTATGTTGCTCTAGGACATATACATAATTATCAATGTTTGAATGAGGGAGAAATTCCTCCAGTTGTATATCCTGGAAGTCTGGATAGAGTAAACTTTGGGGAGGAGAATCAGGATAAAGGTTTTATATGGTTGGAAATAACTAAGGAGACAATAGATTATTATTTTGTCAGTGTAAATCCTAGACCAATGATAACATTGGATTATGAGTTTGATAATGCATCTAGGCATATTACCAGAAAGATAGTAGAGGATATAGAAAGTAGAGATTTGCGAGATAGCATAGTGCGAGTTAGGATAAAAATACCTGATAGATTATCTAATATGCTTAGAACTGTTGAGATTTATGAGGCTCTCAGAGGATGTTATTTTATACATTCATTATCAATTTCTAGGACTAGAGAACTAGAGGAAACTAGGTTGGGAGATTTAGGTGTGCCATTATCATCCTTACCAAGTTTAGAATTATTAGATAAGTACTTTACTTCCATTGTTCCAGTGGTAGGCGATGGAAAGCGCAAATTATTGAAATTAGCAACGGAGATTATGGAGGAAAGCAATGAATAGTGATTTGAGTATGGCTCAAGGAATTATAATTATTAGTCTTTGTCTAATTATGATATTTGGAGTAATAAATATGATGAGAGTGCATGTTCGCACTCAGAAATATATCAAAAGAATTAGAGAAGAAAGAGAAACTGAAAGAGAATTGGAAAAGCAATCTCAAGAGGATATGAAAGAAGCCATGAGGCATTATGACTGATAGTCGAGATATGTTTGGAATGATTATGGGGATTAAGATATTTTATTCTTTGGCTATGGATGATGTTAAAATAGTCAGTCGTACATGGAAAGAACGATTATTCTCATTACCTTGGAAGCCACTCCAACGGATCAAAGTCATCCATAAACCCTATTGTGCTATTATAAATAACAATTTATATGCACACCCATCACTTAAAGAAGAAATCGAACATATCTGCAAAAAGGTAACTATATGACTAAGATTTCCGATGATCTGAAACAAAAGAAATTGAGTGTTATGTTCCTTAATGATGAGGAATCTCCCTGTGTTGTATCGGAATGGGTGAGTACTGGCTGTTTGGCTCTTGATGCCATAATGGGTGGTGGTTTGCCAGTCGGGAGATTAGTGGAAATATTCGGAGATCCCTCTACTGGTAAATCTTTAATAGCTTCTCAGATAGCAGCTATTGCTCAACAGATGGATGCCATAGTGCTGTATATTGATACTGAGACAGCGGTATCTAAGGATATGATGGCTGAGGTTGGAGTGGATATTTCCAAACTTTTATATGCTTCTCCAGATACAGTAGAAGAAGTATTCACCATAATTTCTGAGACTATAGACTCTAAAATTAGTATCGATCCTGATTGTTTATTAGTGATAATTTGGGATAGTATTGCTGCCACTTCTATAAAGCAGGAGATGGAGGCTGAGTTTGGAAAAGCCACTATGGGGAGACATGCTGCTCTGATAAGTCAAGGACTGAGGAAGATTACTAGAAAAATATCAAAGAATAAGGTTTGTTTTGTGGTATTGAACCAGACTAAGGAAAAGTTAGGTATTCTGTTTGGGGATAATGTTACCACTTTTGGTGGCAAGGCAGTATCATTCCATTCTTCTATCCGTCTTCATCTTCACATGAGTGGCAAAATTAAGTTAAATAAACATATTATTGGGATTAATGTGAAAGCTGTTACCGATAAGAATAAGATAGCAGTACCATATAGGGAGGCAATCCTCCCGATTTACTTTGGGCACGGAATAGATGATACAGAGGCATCACTTTTATTTCTTAAGGATGCTGGCATAATTACTACCAGTGGAGCATATTCTTATATTTCTATCACCGGAACAAAATTCAAATTTCAGAGACAGGGATGGGATAAATTATATGAAAATAATTATAATGCTATTGAGGAAATAGTGATGAGTGTCTATGATGCAAACTAAACCAGAACCTTATTGCCCTGTATGTGGTGCAAAAATGATTTTGCGTCAACCAAAACCTAATCAATCTTGGAAATCTTTTTGGGGATGTGGTCAATATCCTGATTGTAAAGGCACAAGAAATATTAATCCAGAAACAGGAAAGCCAGTAGATGACTTTGATGATGACGATGATTATTTATTGGATGATTAAATGATACTTCTGGTGGATAGGAGATAATATGGCACTTCGTGATAATTTGAAATGGGAAGATTGGATTTGTCCCGAATGTGGAATATTTGTTAAAAGAGGAATAAATCATCGTTGTCATCCTAAAGCAATTCGGATAAATAGAAAGATAACAAAAAAAGACAACAAAAAATGATACTTTTGATTGACGGGAACAACATGGCTTATAAATGTAAATTTGTATTTAGTCTATCCAATAAGGGGATGAATGTTTCCGTCACTTATGGGTTTATTCATACACTCAACAGTCTAATGGCAAGATACAATCCATCCTCCATAATTGTCTGTTGGGATGGAGGAATTCCGGATTTCAGGCGTCAAGCTCTGCCCCAATATAAAGCCAACAGAGTCAAGGATTGGGACGATGTTGAGCGCGAGGATTTCTATAGGCAGATAAATGAGTTGGCTGATTTTGTACTCCCAATTATGGGAGTTATTTCCATTAGGCAGTCTGGTGCCGAGGCAGACGATTTATTATATCATGCATCTAAAATCATATGTGATAAAGATATAATAATAGTCACATCGGATAAGGATTTATTTCAGGCTTGTAATGGAAATGTTAGAGTTCTGAAAGGTGATAAATTAATAACTACGAAAGAGGTAGAGGAATATATAGGTTTGCCATTCTGTGAATTTATAGAATGGAGAGCATTACAGGGTGATAAATCTGATAATATTCCAGGAATACCTGGTGTTGGGGAGGTTACAGCTACCAAGTTATTGAATACCTTTGGAGATATATCATGCCTATGGAACTCTGCTAATGGGGCAAGTCCTAAAAAGAATCTAATGAACTTAAAGATGGCAGATAAGATAAAATCGTTTGGATTTCAGGCATTGGTAACAAACATAGTTGTATCTAGATTATATATTGACAAGGTTGGAGCCAGATTGGCACTCATTTCCAATATCTATCCTTATAGCGGTGCAAATATACGTATGCTAAAAGGATTCCTTATATCTAGAACCTTCACATCATTATTGGCTTCAGAATTATTTACAAATGTGCGGAAATTGAAGCCTCCTAGAATAAAGCATAATATGGTATTCCCAGTAAATATTGGGAGGAGGTATCCAGTTGGAATATAGATATTTTATGGGAATTGACCCTGGTAAGTCTGGGGGAATTGCTGTTATAAATATAAGGGATAATCTTGTATCTGTGACACCAATGATATTTGATGGAAAATTTATTGATTTTCATAAGATGGCACAATGGATTAAGGCTCATTGTGGTTATGGGATTAATCAAGCAAATGCGATTGGTAGCACTATTGTTGCTATCGAGAAAGTCAATGCTATGCCAGGTCAGGGTGTAGTATCTATGTTTAGTTTTGGTACATCATTTGGAGGGATGCTTGGTATACTTGCAGCTTTGGAAATCCCAACTATCATGGTTCCACCTCAGAGGTGGAAGAAATTTACTCTTGCCGATACTGATAAATCCAAAGAGGCTGCCATAACATTCTGCACTATGGCATATCCTAATGTAAATCTTCGTGCCACTGAGCGATCTAAGAAACCGCACAGTGGCATTTGTGATGCTCTGTGTATTGCATACTATGCTTGCTATACTTACTAACATTGATGACTAATGATATTCGATGCAGAGAATGTAAAGAAGTCGGTTATCGAGTGGCAGTGCACGAAATCTGTTACTGTTCTTGAACGCATTTATGTTGGTACAAATAAGCTAATAGAAGTAATAGTTTCATCCTATGATCCACTTTTCAGGGACGACATGATTCAGGAATGTCGTCTCAAATTAATTACAGGAGCATTGCAGGGTTATGACTCGGGATATTCCCTGCATAATTATCTTACAACAGTATTTCATAATTGTTGTAGGACATATATGAAAAAGCAATATAAGATTTCCAATTTGTTCGAGGATTTTGAGGTTGTAGAGCATATTCCAATTATAATTTCTAATGATACTGAAATCATGGATGATGCTATATGTCGTAACCGCTCAAGATTTCCATCTTTGCCAGTGGAAGTCATAGATGATGTCACTGAATATGTATTGATTAGGTTGGCAGGTGATATGGGGAAGAAACGTGGAATTGTTGCAGAGATAATGGAAAATTTTAATATCTCTAGGCATATTGCCACAGTTATTTATCATAGTATTATGATATATATTAGGGGGAAATATGATGCCAATGTTATGGATATTCCCAAAGAGTTAAATGAATTTTCATTGTTACCAGATTTGCGTGAGGAATTAGGAGACGCTGCTGTTCAGAGATTGTTGTTAGTGTTCTCTGGATTATGCATTCGTATCCCATAAGCGTATATATTCTTAGGAGTATATATGCTCTTTGTATTTAAGCAAATTAAACCTGCTAGGTTGAAGGTTGATGCCTTGAGGCTTGCACTCTTAACAGGTATACATGAGGTGCAGCGTGAAGCCTTGAAGGATTATAAAGCTATTACAGAGACATGGGAACATAAGGTAGTGTGGGATACTGCCATTTCTCTCATGGGTGGTCCAACAATAATCATAGGCTCTGATGATCAGATATTACGATGGTTGAATGACGGTACTCCTCCTCACGATATACCTAAAAGGAGAGGAGCAAAGACTTTGAAATTTCAGAGTGGTTTTATTCCTAAAACTTCACCCGGATGGATAGGCTCACGTAAAGGTGGAAAATCTGGTGATTATGTCAAACGCAAAAGAGTTAGGCATCCCGGATTTGAAGCAAGAAATTATGAAAAAGTCTTAGGAGATAAATGGAAACCAAGATTTAAACGTCGCATGGAGCAGGCAATGAGGGATGCTGCTAAAGCTTCAGGTCATGGAGTGTGAATATGATAGTTATTGTTAAGAGCAGAGAAAAGAAAGCTGTAGTCGTCGAGTATCTTGATGATAATAGTGTAAAGCAGCGATGTATAATTCCGGAGGAATCTCTTGGAGATGGAAATGTAGTCAGGGATGAACTACTCTCCGCATCTATTCCTTATGGGGTAGATTGGGAATTCCATTTAGAGGGAGTGGTCGGAAATGTGACCTCGGCATCAATCGCTGAAGAATTCCACAAAGTCGGTTTATGGACAGCAGAGGATATCATGAAAAATCCTGGTAAAGTCCAGGGAGCATTGCAGTCTGCCTATGGACTGGACTACGCTGGAGTCATAAATATTGCTAAGAATTTAGCAAGAAAAGTGTAGGAGGTTTATTATGTCTGAAGGCTATTCGTTAGCTGGTGAAGGAGTAATCTGGATACAACCAGAGGGTCCTAACACTGAGCCAAAGGTTCTTGCCTGTCACATGATAGGAGATATTGCAGAGCCTCAAGGCGATGTTACACGCTTCTATTGTCCAGATCCGGAAATTCCCAATAAGTTCAATGTGAAAGGCAGTTTCCAGGGTGAGCCTGGTGCCATAACTTTTGCTATTGAAACCGATATGATGAAGACGTTTGATTACTTGGAAAAAGTCCATTGCCCTGTGTCTATTTATGTTGGTAAAGTGAGTTGTGGTCGCAAGAATGTGTTTGGAGCATATGACCGCATGTTTGTTATGGAGAGAAGTTGGCTCACTTCTAAGGGCATGAGTAATATGGTTGCAAGTGATCCTGCATCTCAAGAGCGTACCAAACAAAAATTCGAAATCAGTCCGGAAATAATGCTAAGAGTCTTCAAGCGTGAGGCTGCGAGAGTAGCTATTGCCGAGACTGAAGGATTGAACACCATAACTGCTTGCAGTGAATTCCAATGTGCAGGTGATTGTGGTAATGCCACGAACCTAGGAGATAACCTATTCGTTGGTGGTGATACTTTGGCAGGTTCTCCTGTCAATACCGCAGATGTTTGGGAATCTGAAGATGCGGCAGGTAGTTGGGATTTAGCTCCAACAGATCCGTTTGTTGCAGCAGAAATTATTGCTGCTATCAAATGTGTGAAAATTGACCGAGATACCGTCCGGATAATCGTCACATGTGGTACAACTGGAGCTGGTCATGCACACATTGCTTATAGTGATGACGGTGGTGTGACCTGGGCACAAGTGGATGTTGGTGATGTAGATACTGCATATTTCACTGGTCCAAAATCTCTATTTGTATTGGATTACTATAATATCTGGGCAGTTACCACCGATGGTCATATCTATAAAAGTAGTGATGGTGCTACTACCTGGGTTGAGCAGGGTATTGGTGTTACCATTCAAGACTTGAATGCGGTTAGTTTCTCTGATAGTCTAAATGGTTACGTCGTTGGAAATTCCAATGTAATCCTAAAAACAGAAGACGGTGGAAATCTGTGGTATATCGTTACCGCTCCTATTGCTCAAGCTGGCTTCGATATTCTTAGTGTGAAGTGTCATAGTAAACATCGAGCATTCATCGGTTATGACACTAACACTGGGGAATTGTACTATACCCATAATGGTGGTATCGATTGGTATAGGCGTGCTACTCCGGTGTCGGGTGCTGGCGCGATTGTGGCAATGGATTGGTACGACGAACATGTTGGTGCGTTTATCCATAATACCGCTGGTCTGGTTGGTTCCATCTACTGGACAGTGAATGGTGGATACACCTGGGAAGTTGTGCCATTATCAGAATCCAACTCTGGCTTGAATGATATCATCATGATTGATGTGAATACAGCCTATGTGGTTGGAGAAATTGATGGTGGTACAGCAATGATTTACAAAGTAACAGGTGGATAAAGTATTTCCAAAACTCGGAGAGTTATGTCATCCTTGCAGTTGGTGCGAAACTCTCCCGCATCAGCTGCAAGGTTGAGATAGAGGACAAATAAAATGACTAAGAAAGTGGAAATCCCTAAAAAAGAGAAAGATATAGTTACATTTACAACCAGTCTTGGTAAGACTGTGATAATTAGGAAAATTCCTCAATTACTGTTGGATAAAATTCAGGCTTCTATTGATAGACCTGAACCTCCAAAGTATAAAATAATTACTGCTAGTGGTGAGGAAGTATGGGAGTCTCATACTGAGAATACTTTGGAAACAGATGATGATAAACTTTTATACAAGAAATATAAAGAGGCAATGACTGAGGCTGATAATAAACTTAACGAGAATATGTTCAAGGTTATTATTATGCGAGGTATAGATATTCCTTTGCCAGAAGATACTTCATGGATAGATATGCAGCGTTTCTTAGGAGTGAAGATACCCGATGATCCTCTAGAACTGAAATATCTATATATTCAGACAGAGATCATAGGTACTGCCGAAGATATCGTGGCACTGACCTCTATGGTAATGGAAATGACTGGTGTCCCGGAGGACGCTCTGGCTGAAGCCAGGAAATCCTTTCAGGGTATTGTTCAAAGGACAGCAACTCCTGAAAATGGAGAACCTGGTGAGCAACAGGTGGAAAGCTAGTCCTGGTTTTGCTCTTTTACAAACTGCTAAAGATTGGGGTTACAAACCGAGTGTTTTAGGTTTATGTGACCCAGAAGAAGACCTGCTATATATGGTGGCTTATACTGCCACGGTGGCAGACATGGAAGCAGTAGAGAAAAAAGAAACCGAGGCAAGTAATACTTAATGGAAAAGATTGGTCTTGAGGCACAGCTAAAAGATGCAGTGTTTACTGCTGCTATCGACGCCTATATGAAAGGTATCGATAAATTGAATATGGCAAACCAGAAGTATGTTGGTAGTGCTGCTCAGATCAATGCTGCAAGTAAAGGAATAAATACAAGCCTTGGAGATTTGGCAGAGTCTTATGGGGATGCAGGCTCAGGATCAGAGGGATTTAATATAAAATCCATGGCATTGGCTGTCACTCTTGGAAATATTTTAGCCAATGCCATTACATCTGTAATAAGTAAATTAAAAGAAATGGTATCAGCTGGAATTATGTCGGCAGCTAGAGTGGAGGAAATGGATGTTGTTCTTCAGCTTATTGGTGGTAGGGCAGGATATACAGCAGAACAATTAGATGAGATGGTTGCCAGTATTGTGAAATTAGGTATTCAAACAGATGTTGCTCAGAATACTTTACAGCAATTTATTAGATATAATATGAAATTAGAAGATGCCTCAAAGTTGGCTCGGGTTGCTCAGGATGCAGCCGTTATTGGTATGATAGATTCAAGTCAGGCTCTAGATCGTTTGATTTGGGGTATTCAGAGATATGATACTCAGATTTTACAGGGTATAGGAATTAACATCAGAAGTGATGATGCATTTAGAGCATATGCGGATACTTTACACAAAACAGCTGCCGAATTAACAGAAAATGAGAAACAGCAAGCATTCCTGAATGCAGTATTATTGGAAGGCAAGAGAAATGCTGGCATATATGAAGCATCTATGAAAACTGCTGGCAAACAACTACGCTCAATATCTCGTGAAACTTGGGAATTAGCCAGAATTATGGGTGAGCCATTTTTGAGTGCATTTTCTACAGTTATTAAAACAATAAGGGAATTGATAGCCAAATTCACTGAAGCATTCAAAGAGGGTGGTGCATTTTATAATACTATGATACAGCTGGGAGCTGCTGCATCTATACTTGCAGATTATATAAGTATAGTATCCAAAAAGTTTGCGGATTGGTTTATCAATCTTGCACAAGGTAAGGATTTATTGACGTTTATTGAAGATGCCATAGCTAATTTGTCTCCTCAGGTTATGGCAACAGTAGCAGCCATTGGAGCTTTGGTTGGAGCATTTGTAGCCTTAAAGGTTGTTATTGCTGTGGGAGGTATGCTTCTTTCTGTAGCAAATACGATATCTTTCATAGGGTTTGCAGTCAAGTTCTTTCTTACTAATCTTAATTTAATTGTACCAGTAATAGCGACATTATTTTCGAAAGCATTTCCATTTTTGGCAATGGCAATTTCCAGAGTTGGAACTGCGTTTGTTAGTCTTGCTGCTGTCATTGATGCTCCCTTATTGGCAATTATAATTGCAGTAGCTGCTGTAATAGCCATAATTGTTGCATTGGCTACCAATGTTGGTGGGGCAAGAGATAAGTTAGTCACTTTCTTCAAACAAATTGGTGATATGGCTGCAAAGGCAGCGGAATGGATAGGGAAAGCATTCACAGATATTGCCAATTGGGTAGCTGATGCTGCGGTGAAAGCATGGAATTGGGGAGTTAATCTAGTAACTAATTTTGCAAATGGCATTATAAATGCAGCTTCCTCAGTTCTTAATTCAGCTATGGAATATCTTGGAAATATCTTAAGTTGGTGGTTGTCACCTGGCTCTCCCCCAAAGATTGCTCCAGATTTGGTAAAATGGGGTATTGGAGCTGTAAATGAATGGCTGAAAGGTTTCACACAGGGAGATTTTGATATAATAAAAGGTATTCAGGCTCCTCTCAAACAGGTATTTGATTATTTAGAAAGCATTGGTAAGATAGGTGAGGGGACAGCGGGACAAATGTTTGCTGATTTGTCTAAACAAATGATTGAAGCCACTAAGACTGGCAAGGATTACCAAAATATAGTTGCTCAAATAATATCTCAAACAGGAGTGTTTGGTCCTGAATTAGGTAAATTGACACAGCAATATTTCCAATTAGCAGGAGTATTGGCAGATGTAACAAGTCGTGAGAAAGCTTTGGCAGATGCTCAAAAGAGACAATCTGATGCTAACAAAAATACCAATAAACTGGTTAGGGAATATAATCAAATGTTGCGGAGTGGAGCCTCGAAAGCTGATTTGGCTGCTAAATTAAAAGCTATTGATGCTTCTAAGGCTGAGGAAATGGCAGCAAGTAAAAAAGTTAAGAAAGAAGAAGATGCATTAAAGGTTTCACAAGATTCTGTAAACACTCTCAAAGAGCAGATAAAATTGCAGGAACAGTTAGTGTCTATGTTGTTGCAATTAGCAGAGGCTCAAACAAAGAGAGCGGAACCAGAAAAGGCAACCAAAGCTGGAGGTGTCAAGGCAGGAATTGGTGCTGGTGGAATTCCAGAAGTGAAATTGCCAGATATACAGAGTGCTATTTCTATAGCTATAGATAATGCTAAAAAGTTGTTGTTGAGGCGTTTAGGTGATATTTGGCAGGGTCTTAAAGATAAATGGAATCGTTTCTGGTTTGACGTAGAAATGTTTTTAAGGACTACTTGGAGAAAAATAGTTGTATGGGGGACAGTTACTTGGCAGAATTTTACATATTGGATATATGATACTTGGCAATCTATAAAATTGAAAGCTATCGAGATTTGGGGAGGAATAAAACAGTGGTTCTCTGACACTTGGAATGATATAAAATTGAAAGCTGTTGAGATTTGGGGAGGTATAAAACAATGGTTTATTGATGCCTGGAACGGCATAAAATTGAAAGCTATTGAAATATGGACAGGCATTAAGGAATGGGTTCTTGATTTATTGCGAAAATGGTTTGCATCAATGGGGATAGACTTTGATGAGTATGTAGAGAGATGGAAGAAAATTTGGGAAAATATAAAATTAATCGTTGTTACTATTTGGAATAGAATAAAAGAACATGTATCTGAAAAGATAGTTGCAATAAGACAATGGATACAAGATAAATTGGATGAGATAAAGACCAAATGGGAAGATATTTGGAATAAAGTGTCTACGAAAGCAACTGAAATTTGGAATGCAATTTATACTTTTATATCTGATAAAACAGCAGGTATAAGGGATTGGATAAGAGATAGAGTTGATGAAATAAAGACTAAGTGGGATACTTTTTGGAATGGTATAAAGACAAAAGTGGAAGAAGTTTGGAATGGTCCTGATGGAATTAAAGCTAAAATAGAGGCAGCAGTGAATTCTGTAAAGAATTTTTTCACAAATGCAGAGGGAACAGGTTTATTTGATATTATTGGAACTATGGCTGCCGATGTCTGGAATAAGGCAGTTGAGATCGGTACAAATTTATTGAGTGGCATAAAACAGGGCATCATAAATGCTGCTGGTAGTTTATTAAAAGGCGTAACAGGGGTTGTTGAAAGTGTTCTTAAGATAATAATGAATTTGCTTGGTATTGGCTCTGAATCTAAAGTCTTAAAACAATATGGTAAATTTGTTATGCAGGGTTTTGGATCAGGTATTCAAAAGAATGCTAATATTCCACAAAAAGCAATGACTGATGCAATAGCTAATGCCATAAGTCCAGTTATTAGATTGCCTCAATCAGTGATAAATACTGTAAATAGAACTGCTACCATAAATATGGGAGGAGTAACGGTTAATAATGGTATGGATGTGGCTGCTTTTAGAGGCGTGATTAAGAGTGTATTGCGTGAAGAGATGGGAGGAATATAGTGGGATTTCCAATATTTGCCATAACAGATGGTACTGATAGAATAGATTTATTGACATTCTTAAGCCTAAAAGAGTTCAAGTCATCTATTATAGAGCCAGAGGGAGGTGGTATTTGGGGCAGCAGTCCATTCTCGGATGGTAGAATACCGATAGCTATGCAGTTTGGAAATCTTATGATTGAATCTATATTCTCGGCACATGGTTGTGACCAGGATGATTTAGCTTATAAGGCACAATTGGTAAGAAGATTATTAGAGAATGCCAGGCAATATTGGCTGTCACCTTCTTGGAAGACTCCTGTATGGGTGGAAATGCGTGGCTCTAATGAGACTAATATACGTTATGCATATATCTTCGATTATAGAGCACCGGGCACTGGAAACCCATTCGCTGCTCCTACGTTTGATAACGGAAACTCTATGATGATATTCCCATTAATCTTAGAAACCACTCCTTGGCAAAGTAATCCTCTTGGTTCTTCGAATTGCATTGAAATTAGTAGTTTGCAGAGAGCCATTATTTCTGGCAGTACTATAACTGCTCATTTTCACGTAATATCGAGTGATGATGATGCAGAAGTTGCATATCCTAGTTATGATGTGGTTATGGGAGATGTAACCGCTAAGATGGGAACTGATATCAATTTGATGTATAAATATTTTACTATATTTAGAAATATTACTATTCCGGTAGGTTCTATAATTACAAGTGCTTTTATACGTTATACCGCTGCTTCAAACCAAGCTAGTACTCCAGTAACTTTAAGAATATATGGCGAGAGAGATATTGATCCTCCTGCTTATTGTGATGATTATTTTATCTGTTTTGCTCCAACTACATCAGGTAGTACTCCTCGTATATACACATATAGTTATGTAGATTGGGATCCTGGTATATGGACTCAGAATACTCAATATGATACTCCAGATATATCTAATATTGTGCAAGAAATAATAAATTTGGAGGGTTGGGAATCTGGTTGTGATATAGCTATAAATACAGGGGATAAAATGGCTAAGACTGCTGGTCCTTATTATTATAGAGATGCCTATACATTTGATAATGGTTCTAAAGATCCAGAATTACATATCATATATTCTCCTCCAGCAGATGTAGGCGTAAATGCGACATGCTCTAAAGAAGTAATTATTTCCAATAAACATAATAAGGCACAAATAAATCAAATTCTCTTATATGATAAGAATGTTGGATACATTGATTTGATTGCAGCTGGATATCCATATGCGTTATTCCCAGCAGTCCCAGTCGCAGGAGATGATTATTTATTAATAGGTATTGATACTGCATATATGGACAGTGGTCCATTTAGGAGTTTGGTATTTAATTTAAGTATTGCTTGTAGTGGCATAACATTTACTGTAAAATATTCACAAACTGCTGCTTTTGCAGCTGTAATAGGTGCAACTGATAACACTAATGCACTTAGTGTATTGGGAGTATCATCATATCACTTTAAACCACCATTAGATTTTGACCATCAAGTCATAAGTGGTAAAGATTGTTGGTGGATTAAATTAGATATTACAGGTGTTGCTGGCACTTATGTTGTTCCAGTGCAACAAGATAGAAATATTTATACTATTGTTACTCCATATTTTGATATAAATGAAGACCAAGTGAGAGGTGATTTACCTGTACTCGCACGTACATTATTATTTAATAGAGGATATTCAACAAATAATCCAATGTGGAATAATCCTTCCGCTGCTGCACCGTATGCTAAGAAAATATTTTTAGCAACTCGTAAACTTTCTAGGGGTGAAGATTTTACTCCATATTTGAATGCTTCAGATTGGCAATTACCACCTGGAATAACATATACTGTTGCAGGTGCTGGTGATCATGTTACTATGGAAGAGGATACAGCAGTAGATGTCTTAATGCATACTGCTGAAGATATTGATGGTAGTCCAACAGGAAAAATGACATTGTTTGATTATCCGCATACTGTAATAGATCCATTAACGATCAGAGGGACTTGGACATTTGCATACAATATTGCTAGACAATATGCTGGCAGATATGCAGCATACTTGCGTTGTACAACAGAAGGTCCTGGAGCCATTAATTTTCAAATAGGTTTACAATTATGTTATGGTTTATCTCCTAACTACACTACATATCCAACTAAGACTATATTTCTTAATTCCAATCCTATGTTTACATACGTAGATTCATTTTCCATTATGGAAGATCTTATGGAAGATGAATATTTAGCTAATTTCCATATTAATCTAATGATAGGTATTCCTGAGGATATAGCATATTCTAATTTGTATATATATGATCTCATAGTGGTGCCAGTAGATGAATTTTTGTATACTGCTGAAACAGAATCTACAATACTTGCTGTTGATGCTCCTCCTAATGGTAATGGTGTTTATATAGATGCAGATTCTATTGGAAATCCTAAAATTATGCGTTCTGTAGCTAGAGTTGAAATTAATGATGATAAACTTGCTAATCTAATAAGAATGTCTAGAAATCCTTGGATGCTTAATCCCAGAACATCACAGAGAATATGGTTCTTTAGTCCAGCCTCTATGAATATATCTTATATTCCAAAACAATACGGTATATTTAGATATTTTGACTTGCGAGGAAAAGATTAATGGAATCATTATTTAGGCATACTGGCATTACCATTAATTTTTACGATCCATGGCCATTATATTCAGTAAATAATGAGATAGTTTATAAATGTGAGCATTATACTTCATATACTCATGAGATTGGAGCTATGGGAGGTTATTTATCTGCTACTGTGGAAATTCCCATGACGGTGGCAGATGCAAAAATATGGTATGAAAAAGGTATTGGTAGGAGAATAAAAGTATTCAATCACGCTGGTGTTTGTGTTTGGAACGGATTCGTGAATGATATAGATATAAGATTCGGAGCAGATACTGCACATATTGGTCCAATGACGAACATTGGAAATATTATTGGAGTTATGTTTACTCCAGTAGATTTCGATAATGGGACAGTGGGTACAGAGACCGAGACAACACTGGTGCAGGATATTTATAGTCAGGAAACCTATGGAAAATGGGAAAAGTGGTTATCTGCTGGTCAGGCTGAGGAAACAGCTGCTGAACAAGTAAGAGATGTATTCTTAGCTGATATGGCATACCCAAAATCTACAGATGATTTGAGTATTTATTCTGGTGCCTCTCCAGTGGTAACATTGAGTTGTGTTGGAAATCTATATTGGTTGACAGCTTATATATATAACAATTTATCGGATGGTTTGGATACATTAAGAACCAAATTAGAGCTTGTATTGGATGCCGATCCAAATTTCATTATAAATCATGATTATAGTTATATAGAAGATAACTTATATCTTGTAAATATAAAAGAGGACAGAAATAGATGTGCTTGGGATATAATCAAAGAGTTATTATCTATTGGAAATGATACCGATGATTCCAGGAGGATGTTTGGAGTATATGAGGATGGGTTGGTAAAATATTCTAGAATTCCAGATGCAATTGAATATTATCATTATTTGGGAGATCCCTCCCGTAAAATAACTACTGCGGATATGGCAGTTATACCTCCTTGGGAAGTAGTGCCTGGCAAATGGCTAAAGGTTCCCGATTTTATGTTTGCTGGAGCATTTACCTCTTTACATTTTATAAAAGATGATCCAAGGAACAGATTTCTTGAATCAGTGAAATATACTTCTCCATATGGTCTTGATCTCGGTGGAGGACGGAATGACAAACTCTCACAAATGCTTTCCAAGATAGCATATTCTGGAGGAATGCTCTGA